ATATGCAATACATTTATCAAGGTATCTGGAGCCTTTTCTTCGCACTAGAAACCCCCGAAAGTATTTGAACTCTGGGGGGTTGATTAAGACTTAGGCTGGTCAGCTAACTCAAGTTAAAGGCATGAAGCCCCGTCACTTTAGTGCAGGGTGCTGACCTCTAGGCAGACTATCTCTGCACCGTAATCTTCGGCGATTTTTTTCGCCTCTTCTTCGCCAAACGACGAAGCGCAATCTTCACTATGTGTCCAGCCGAGGACTAAGGAATCCTCGGGAAAAAACTCGCCGCCCATAACGTCTTGTTCCCATTTTGCGTACCCCAAAATGGGGTCTTTCACTAAATACAATGTCATCGTCCTTGCTCCTTGCTCAATTTCTCTACTCTTTAAGTATTACACACCTTTCTGATTTGTGCAATACATTTATCAAGCATCTGGAAGGACTCTCTCTTAATGCAAGAACCCCCAGGATCCAAAGAGATTTGACGACAAGCAAAAACCCCTCTAGGTCGTTAAACCTAGAGGGGTTCAAGATTGCCATGCCTCAAGCAATGACGGAGAGCATTGTTGATTCCCTTATTATAAGTTGTCCATTCTCAATGAGACATTGAGTACCTTAACTAAGCTATAGGCCACATCTTTAATAGCTTGATGCTGATTAAGGACAGGGAAAGAGTTCCATTGCTCTTGCGTGAAATACTTGGTGATGGGTGCGATCGTAGACAAAGCCATGGGACTGCCACCCCCACCGGGCAAATCAACCTGAATAGTGACTGGATAATCCTTATAGGGAAGTTGAGGGGGCGTGATGCTGCCATCCTTCTCCCCTGTCTCCCACCTTTGTTTGTTGACTTCAACTTTCTTGAGGTATGCCGTTTCGATCTCGGCTTGAGTAAAGCCCAGGTGTTGGCAGGCAGTAGCAAATCTACAAATGGAAACCCTAAAAAACATTTCTGCCGCATAAGAAAGCAAGTCCGCCAAGATTTCCTCAAGAGTCTGCTCGTCGCCTACTGGCCTTTCAAAGCGGTCTTCCCAGTTGCCGCTAGACAATGAGAAGTATTCGTTCATCTCTTTTTCTGCCAACGCTCCGGTTAGCAGAAAACACAGCACGTCCGCCAATTCATCTAGTTGCCTCTCACGAGACTCAGATGAGAACTCCTTCCCCTGTCTCTTCCACCAACACCAATCTCCTTTTCTAGACTGAGCAAACTCTCCTAGTTCCGCCATGATTGCCCAACATAGTTGCTCGTTGGTCGGTGTCGCTCCCAGATGGGAGTTCAGTTCTTTTTGAATATCTAGTAATTCTTGCAGTGTCATAAGTCTTGCTCCTTTGTAAGTTCAATGCAAATAATCCAGTAGACTCCTGCGATGTACAGCAGGGGCAGGAATAGGGATAGAATCCCAAGCAATGTCAAGGCAATGTTCATTGGCTAATGGGTAAGTGGAAAGAATCTTTCAGCATCAGCCAGGAAGAAATTCTCTTCTGGTACTAGTTGCCTCATAAGAGCCTGATTCATAGAAAAGCAAGCCATTAGTCGTCGTCCATTGAGCAGATACTCCATCGTCACAGCCCCTTTCTCCCAGTCCTCCGCTGGTTTAGCTGCTTTGATTTCATTCACCTGATCAATGCCAGCGTTGCCAATCCCCAGCCACACAGCATCATGAGACTCATCATCCTGCCATACAAGATAGGCGTAAATGGATTGAGCGATCGCCAACGCCCGCTGGGTAGTTTTGGCCCGATTACCTGCCCACACATCAAAGGTTAGTTGGTGGGTGACATCTCCCTGCTCGTCATGGAACTTGATAGTGTGTTCTGCCATAAATCAACTAACAACGTCGCCTTGTTCGGACAGGGAAGGAATGGATGCCGGGAACCATTGGCCCCGGACGTAGACCAACGCGGGGCGATCAATATTTTTGAGTTGTTGCTCTAGGGAATCCCGCAGTTCGATATTCGGCTTTGCGCCTAGGCCAAAGTAGTCAGTATCCTCCAACGCTTTAGCGACTCCAGGTTTGCCGGGAAAGATGATAGTGGCGCAATCTCTGCTCTCGGCACTGGTACCAAACACCTGAGCGTTTAATTCAACACTCAAGGTCATAATCCGCCGCTTAATTTTGCGGGTGACTGTTCGGTAATAAAGGTTCCACACATCGTAGAGTTTTTTGTTGGCATTACGGAGAACTGTGGTAGTAGCAGCCGCTTCCTCCATGATGCAAATAGCAGGGGAGAAATCTCTTTTTCCCTGTCGGTATTGATTAACTAGGTTTTTGATCAGATCAACGTCTTTGGCCATCTCAACCGCCATCAACTCAAAATCTGAGTGGACTTCAGCATTCCCCCAATCCCCTTCGGCAGCGTACATATCGAATACTTTGAGGCTGGCCCCAATAACGTGACGAGACAGCCACTTGGCTACTCGCGTCTTTCCAGATCCCATAGGGCCAACCACCCCCAGCACAGGATGTTGATCGGCATCCTTAAGATCGTTCCAATCGAAAAAGCCTTCTGGCTGTGCTGGCGTGGGAAATGAGTTGACAGCTTCTGTCTTGGCCTCAAGTGCTGGGGTCTCAGTTGGGATCGACTGAGATTGTTGCACTTGCGCCTGACGCTCTAAGGCTACAGCTACTCGTTGAGCTTCAACTTCTAGGGCCTCCTGATTGGCTTGCTCCTCTGCCAAAATTGCTTCGTACTCCTCAATGCTCAAGCCATGTTGTGCAGCATAGTAGGCCCGCGCTCGTTGTTCAGCCGTAGCTGGCGCTAAGACCTCTTCGACAAACTGAGCGTTGCCCGCTAACTCACCCTGCATCAGCAGAAGTTCCTGTTGTTTGGACGCTGCCAATTGCTGGGCATTGGCTTGAGATAGGAGTGCCCGTTGCTGCTGATAGTCTGCTTCTTCTTCTTCCAGTTGAACCGACCGCACCAACAAACGATAAGCCAACCATGCGGCACTACCACTGGCGGCAAAACGAAAGAAGGCAATCAGGCTGGACATTGCTTGAACATGGGTAATTAGTAGAGCCATGCCAGGAGGTTGTTGGCTGGGTTCAGCCATAAGTTGCTGATAAGCAGTTCTTTGCTCTTGAGACAGCAAAAGATCAGGAGGAGCAACACCACCGCCCACACCTGCGATCGCTAATACACCAACCAGCAATGCCCCTCTTATCAGGGGCAAGCGATCCGGGGGAGACAGGGGGAAAGATGTATTTTTTGATTGTGATAAATAAACCATTAGTTGTCATCCGTTGATTGATACGCCTTGTAAGATAGGTAGCCCACGCCAAAACCTCCCAGGACTGATGCTACAAGGACGATTGGCCTACTGTTTTTTGAGTCGTAAGCGACAAAGAGTAGATAGCACAAGCAAAGTGCCACTATCTTTGAAGTGATGAAAATTTTTGCTATTTGCATAGCTACCTCCGATCCATGCTGGCCCGGACTAGGCCATAAAAAAACACGGGAACAATTAGAGAGCCTACGATCGCTACCACTCGCCAGATCAGAGCATTGCTCCCTGGCTGGATAAGGGCCGACAAAATGATGTTCCAGTTGGCACATAAAATGCCTGCGATAAATAGCAGGAGGAACATTAGCAATCTCATTCTCTCCCCTGTCCTCCGCCCCATTACAGAGCCAATGGAAAGACCCAACACTGTGATGGCCGACATTGCCACCCAAGGCATCTGAAGGGGTAGTAACTGGCAAGTGGCCAACGTGAATGCCATTGAGCCAGTGAAAACGATGCCATTCAGTAGGAATTGTCGGTAGTGGTGGTGAAATCCCTGCGGAGGGTTAACAGGCTCGACCTCCCAATCTCTTCCCCCTGTCATTACATAATCTTCAGGCCGAAATGCCTGTGTACCAGCAACAGGCATGGGGAAAGGCATTCCAAAAGGTTGTTGGTGGTTGTCGCCGCTGTCAAACATGGCTTGTCCTGCTCCATTTATGCTGTTTTGTTGATTCATCAATATAAGCCATCTTATAGTTTGACGAAACGTTAGTCAATCAGAAGAAACAAAAACACCACCGGGACAGCCAGTGGTGCGAGGAGTTACGTGATTCCGATTGTACTTTAGGCGAAACCCAGCAGTCGTCCTACTCCGCCCCAGAAGCCACCGCCACCAACGCCCCCTTGAGGGCTGCGGCCATTGATGTAGTTAGTGAACTCCTGCTTGCGTTGCTGCTGTGCTGGCATGGACTTGACTTGCCGCAGCCCAGTCCGTAGGCGTTCCTGTACCATGCGAGATTCCATTGCTGCACGGGCACCCAAAAGTCTGTTGTCAGCTTGGTGGTTTTGGGAAAGCACACTGAGTTGATGACGGGTTTTAGTTCCCGCCAACTCTACGCCATTCCGGGTTTTCTGAGTAATCACCTGAATGTGGCCAGCGTGTCTGGCTTGACCGACAACACCCTTTGAGACAAGGCCATCAATTCCTTTCTTGGTCTTCAGTCCCCGCTCCGCAATATCAGCGACAGCCTCGTTGATAGCAGCAACAGCCTTGGCTTCTTTCTTGAAGTTACGGGCTGTGACTTTTGCGATCTCTGCCTGCTGGACGGTTCTTTCAACGTGCCGCGAATATGCAGCACATTGGGCTGCAGACATATTGCCCAACGAAGAGTAGGGCACAGCAAAATCCTGCTCCAGCCATGCACCCACTTGGTCGGTGCTTCGTGCTACACGGGCAACCTGCAACCCTTCCGCCCTAGACGGGCCTAACAGCTTCACCATGCTCCACCTCTATCCATAAGACGTTGCGAACGTTGTCTTCTTATGGTACTGGGTTGTTCACAACATTGTCCACAAGAGGGACAGCAAAATAGAAAAACCCCCTTGATTAGTTGTCAAGGGGGAAGAGGACAGGGGGAAAATGGGTTGGTTGGCTACGCGGTGCTAAAAATCGTCGTCAGCGCTACCAACAGACACTCCGACTAGCTCGCGCTCTTGGTTTTTGCTCCCCATCAATTCCAAGGAGTTTGCATTGATGTGAAGCCGTTGCTTGACTTCGCCATCTTTCTCCCACTGGTCAAACTGAAGCTGACCTTTAATGCCGATACGAGTGCCTTTCTTGGCGTAGTCTGCCATCACTTCAGCAGTTTTGCCCCAGGCTGTGATGTTCAGCCAATGAGTATCCTTGCGGTCTTTGGTGGCGATGCTGGTGGTAGCCTTGACATTGCCAGACTCAAAGTATTTAGCCTCTGGGTCACGCCCCAAGTTTCCACAGGCAGCCACGAAGTTGATAGGTGCAGTCGATGCTCCTACATACAAAACAACCTGATCAGCTTTGATGCCAGTAGTTTTGTATTGGTGGTTGGGCAGCTCCCGTTCGATCAAAGTGCCAACGACCAGCGCTCCAGCGCCTTCTTCCAGGTCACGAACATACTCTGCTGTATGGCCCCAGCACTCAACTGGAATGGCATAGCTAAGTGTTTGGTCTTTTTGTTGGATCGAGAATGTCCCCTTGAAGGTGCAGCGGGACGATTTTCCCTCCTGCCCCTCAAAGAATTTAGGAGCAGAAGCGAGAATTAACGAAATGGTGATGGAATTCATGACAAATCCTATTAATCAAAAACTACGCAATACTCTTAAGCCGTAGGCACCCTCTCTTAGCACGACTAAAAGCGCTTGCCTATCTTGGGCTTAATAGATGCACCCAACTTTTCACGATCGCTCTCAGACAAAAAGTCCTCGATCGTGCAGTTGAGGGTATTGATGAGCGTGACGAATTGGACAGGGGAAAGAGTAAGCTGATGCCGCCCTTTCTCCCAGTTATGCACGGTCGTGGGTGTGACAGCCAAAAGTTTGGCAATCTGCTTTTGGGTAATTCCCCGTCGTGCCCTGAGGATTCTAAGTGGATGCTTTTCTGATGGTGCTGGCTGGTTCATTGACTCTGCTGACTATTTGGCTCTCCCAAACACTTCGCCAAAAGATTTTGCCCCTTCTTGGGCTGGCCTGACCCTATTCGGCGACATATAAATCACTCGATAACTTCCCCCTGTCACAGGTACGCCTCTATGAGTCGGAATGCCGGCGACAGTGTACCCATAGACCCAGTGTTCACTAACCTCCTTTCCTGGCCAAGTAGAGGTTCTATACAGCACATCTACCTGCTGGCCAACTGCATAAGGGGAGTTGGGACTGGGAGAAGAATTCTTTGATTTGCTAGGCAGTTTTGGCATTTATCCTCCAACTCATTGTATAAGCCATCTTATAGTTGTACTGAGTTGTTAGTCAAGGGGTTACTGCTTTGGCTGCTGATTGAGCATGACAGAGCCAGTAGCGATCGCACTAATGGCAATGGGAATAAGGCTGATCAGGGCATCAGTCAACTTGTCAGTATTTTTGCCTTGTATGTTCCAAGAGATAACGACTGATACCAAAGTCATCAACATCGTGATTAGCAAGGCCCCCTTGTGCCGTCTTAGTTCTTTATTCTGAACGCGATCATGCTCTTCGATAGAATCAATTCGGCTTACCAAAGACTTCAATCCTTCACCAATAGCTTGCGTTTCTTCTCGGATAGCTGCAATATCAATTAACAACTTGGCAGGCACTCCCTCCATTGTGGTATCAGAAAAGTTTTCGCCAATTCTGGGTGGCTCTTGCCGCTGGCACCGAGCCAGACGGACAACGCAGCTTCCTTGCTTGTAAAGATAGACAAACTCCCCTGAACGAAGCATGGTGGAGTTGTGGATGCGTTCGCCACTAGGCTTAAACAATCCAGCAGATGATGGATTGCCCTTGCTGCCGTCCTGGACTTGGACATAAGCCCCTTTGATGGCAATGGTGGCCTGCACCCGACTAATCCCCCGGCCATAGTTCTCGTTAGCGTTGCGGAAATGTTTGCCAATTTGATAATCGCATTCCTGGCTCCGTCCGATCGTAATAGTTCCATCCCTAATCTCAATCGGCAAATCAGAACGGATCGAATTGTTGAATTCTTCAGTGAGACGCAGGACTTCAGTCATGGCGAGGACAGGGGCTAAGGTTGATAACGTCAGGCTAGAAAAACAATCAAAAACACTCAATAATTCAATTGATGTTTTGATTAAAGCCTTCGGCTTGAAGGGGGAACTCTCCTCTATTCCAGCATTGAACCCTGAAGTCAGAGCAATCTGATTGATGTCAATATCTATTACTTGGGCAAATCTGGGCTAGGTTTGCCGTAGAAATAGCCCTGTGCAAATTGATAACCCAGATCAATCAGCACTTGCTCCTGCCATTCCTCCTCTACTCCTTCAGCAATAAGTTTGGCGTTGAGAGAGTTGGCAATGAGAACTGCACTTTGAGCAATGGCTTTGTGTACTGGGCATTGAAGATGAGATGTAATTGAGCGATCTAACTTGATGCAGCCGACATACTCCCAGAGCTTGAGAATATTTTCTGTGCTGTAGGCAAAACCAAAATCGTCAATCGAGATGAATAGCCCCAGCTTGAGAAGAGACCCCATCATTGCTTTGATTCGCTGTAATGCCTCTCCTGAAGGCAAGGGGATGTCTTCTACTATCTCCAGGTAGATTTGCTGAGGGCTGGATGGGTTGGTGTCTCTATGGGCTTGAAAATAGCCCTTGAGCCAATCTAGAAATGAGCGTTGAGATAACGACGAAACACTCGCATTGAGGGACAGGGAGAGGTGAGGGTAAGGACAAAGTGATTCCACCCCTGAAGAGATGACCCGCTTGCACAACTCAGGCATTAATCCACCAACGATCGCTGAAGGAATAAAGTCGTTGGGAGCCACTATCCCAAGTTCAGGATGGTTCCAGCGAAGAAGAGCCTCTACTCCTACGATGGGCCTGTTGTTAGAGTCCGCTAAATCATTGTGATTGAGATCGGCTGGATCTACTGGCAAGCCTTCGGCTGCCTCTACTGCTACGATGGGTCTACTGTCAAAACCTTCTAGTACTCCCCTATCGGCTATCCGACAAATAGGCTGGTACCAAAGAACAAATTCCCCCCTGTCTATCCCTCTCTGCAATGCCTCGTTGGTAAAAATGGGCAGCCTGCACGATGGAGCATTGGCAGCAGCAGCTTTGGCTTTAGAGCCTACAGATAAATCACTGGAATGGAGATCGGCTGGGTCTGCTGACAAGCCTTCGGCAGCAGGAGGGACTGGGGGAAAGGAAGCATCGGGCATGATCGGTCAGCAAATCAGGAACTAATTCCATTAAACCCAGTAGATGATTCCTGGTATTGATTGCATTGAAAAACAACAGCGACCACCCTAATGAGCGATCGCTGCTGTTGGCAGGGATGGGTTGAGTAGAGACGAGCCGAGTTGAGCAGAGTGGAGGGGAGTGGAGACGAGCCGAGTTGAATTGAAATGGGACGATGCCTCAATATACCAAAACCCCGCAGCTAATGCCACAGGGTTCAAGTTGGGATGGGTTGAGTAGAGTTGACCCCAAGTCCCTTGCTCGTCAGGAGTGCCGCCTTGATTAATTTGGACAAGCTCCGTTGCCGGAATCCCGATAACGGAAGAGAGGGCTTCCAAGTAAGACTTTGAAGACTTTAGCTCGTTCCAATGGCCTAACTTCTTCCCACAAGCTTGAGCCATGTCAGTCAAGCTAACGTACCGATCTTCTCGAATCCGAACTACCCGACCGTTCCAGCTTTTGATAATGTTATTCATGTTGACCTAGCTTGTTAGGTTGACCACGCCTTCGATCGCTCCAACGATGCGAGGGCATTTATATATTTTACTATTCAAACACCACAACACAACAAAACCTGCCGTTATTGGAATCCCAGCAACGGCAGAAATCGCTACTGCAAAATTGGCCTAACTCGATCGCCTGCATTCTTACTGGCTCCCCGACATTGTGAGTTGCCGTGCAGTTGGTTGGTTTCAATGTCACGGGTGGCCAGTGTCTCAGAAAGCAGCAATGCGGCTAATTCAACGTCATCCATTGCTTCCTTGGCTGTCTTGGCCTGCAACGCCCCTCTAGCCTCTTTCAACTCTTGAGCCGTTGCACCAAACAAAGCGGTGTACATGGCGTTTGTGCATTGAGCGTAACCTATCCCTTGTACACCATGCTCTTTGAGGGTGTCTGTGTAGCTGTGTCGCACTTCAAGGCTTTTCAGTCGCAGTGCAATTTGCTTGTCAGTCAAACCCTGCCGCTTGAGCGTTCTGGCTGCTCGTTCCCGTCCTCGGCCATACGCCAAGTCTGGGTTGGCTTCTTCTTCTACCCGCTCTTTAACAACACTGGCCGCCCACTGACGAAATGCATCCGCTTTCTGTCCAGGGCAAAGCATCAGTATTTGATACATACCTTCTTCAGTAGCAACGGGTGTTACTCTTTGCCCTTTCCCTGGAAACTTAAAGTTCACCGTCAAATGGTGAACCTCTGGGAGCCTTTCAACAATTGACTTTAAGACCTGTGACGCGTGACGCTTGTCTGTCACTTCAAACGCCACCATTACATCAAACACGCTAAAACGTCCATCCCCGGTAGAACGGATGCTAAACCCTTCGCGCTCAAACACTGATAGATTAGTCATGTTGACCTAGTTCCTGTAGGTTGACCACGCCTCCGATCGCTGACTACGATGCGGGGGCTTCACCTATTTTACTAGATCTTAATACTGGCGTTCTCTTCCCCTGTCGTCTCGTCATCAAAACAATGGCAGGGAGAGGGGGTGTTGCGCTGCTCTTCCATACTCCATGTCACCCAATCAAACACCGTGACGATGAATGACGGTTGAGTTTTTCATGCGTCATTGCCCGGAGAAAGGACAGGGAGGGGGGTTGAGCTACCTACAGGCCACTAAATGACGCATGGTGGTGGTGGGAGGCCTCGACTACGTTTTTAACAACTTGGGAATGTGCCCATAGAACGTTCTGATCTCATTTCCTTGTTCTTTGCTAAAGAAGAGTAATAACTGTCTAATCCGTCATAGCCAGCACTTTCAGCCATTTTTAAGTACATCATTCACCATCATCAAGTAGTAAATATTACTCTTATTAGCTCTAGAAATACTTAGAAAAGATAAGAATATGTCTTTTGAACTAACAATTTCCCCCTCCCTGTCACTGTATGTGACTTAAAAATGGACAAATGTCGCCCGTTGTAACGTCATTGTGCGTCATTTATACGTCATCGCTCGATCTTCTGTCAGGGAGCCACTTTCAGCCGTCATGGTTATCGAAAGATACTCAAAATGACGGCTAATGTTCGATTGGGTGACACGGGTAGAATCCGCATCAAAACGCTCGAAACACCGTCGCTGACAGAACTCCAAGCGTTTTAGGCACGTTCCCCTTGGATGACGCATGATGCGTCATTTTGAGCGAAAACCTCAAATATCTGTCAGGGAGCCAGTTTCAGGCGTTGTGTCATCCTAAAACTCCCCTTCCTGTCATTCCGGGCTACACGTTCGATCGGATGACATTGCGCCCAGCCAAAAGCCTGAAACACCGTCGCTGAGCCGAAGGCTTTTCGTCGAAAGCTAACAACACCAAGGATTTCAAGGATGTCACCCAAGAGAACTTTTGTAGCCTTGGACATTTCGCTGCCAAATGCCCCTTAATACGATATTTTGGATGACTAAAATGCTGTCATTTTGAATAACGTCGAGCCTACAACTCTCTCCCTGTCCATCTTTCAAGGCTCAAGTCTTTCAAAGTGACGGGTGTTGAGCGTAGATCAAGCTCACGTCTTTCTGGATGACATCTAACGAGATATTAGTTAAAATGTTATTTGAAGCAACAAGACGTTAGAGGCAAGAACAAGCTATGGGGTTCAAATTGGTTAGAGCGTTACTTGAGATGACGCAGCAAGAACTGGCGTCTACGGCAGGAATAGCACGGCCTACCCTGGTGCGGTGGGAAAAGGAAGATAGTTTGGGTGATGGGTTGCAACTCAATGCTTTAATCGCCATCCTCAAAGCGATAGAAGACAAATACAATTGCGGGGAACTGTACCTGTCTCTTTTGTCCATGATTCTGTCTGAGGAGGACAAGCCAGAAACAATGGGCGATCGTGTAGAGCATTGGAAAAGGATTTTCAAAGACCTAAAAACCAGTACCCTATTTCGGGCCGGACGGATTTACCTAAGGCACTACACGCTGACGGGCAGAATACCAAACAAATTCCTAGACGAGTTGAGAGCAGAAGGCCCTGTGAAGTCTACGCTTACGATTGACTAACTAACTAGTTGCTAATGACGACTTAATAACCTGCAACGTTTTGTGCCTGATTTGTGATCTTCTGTGGCGCACACGCCCAATAAAAACGAAATTTATTCCCGTGTGCGTTTCACTCCCAGCTTTGTTGCCAGTGTCACCCTCTATTACTTAGGAGTTTAGGCAATGTCTGATCCGACGAGTCCAGCTAATCCCATCCAAGTTCGGTTCCAGCGCCAATCTGATGGGAGTCTTGAGGTCTACGCCAACATTGGAAAGGGCTGGCAACACTACACCTCCCTCCCTGTCCACCTCCGGGTTCCAGATAGCAGCTATTTATCAACACCCGGCTATCCAACGATGATGCACTTGCGGAATAAGTTCGGGGCCAAGATGTTGCCGACAAAAGAATGTGTTATTCAAGGTGACACTGAGGTTGATGACTGCCCATTGGGGCACCAGCGAGCCGAAGGCTGAACAACGATCGCAGTGGTCTTGTTGGTTGTCATTGGTGCGCCAGCGAAGGCCAAAGGCTGACCAACGATCTCAAAAGTTTTGTTGGATGTCATTGGTGCACCAGTCAGCCAATAAAAGGCTTCGCCTGCGGCCCTGATGGGAGTGCAACGACCTACCCCTACAAAACAAATAAAAGCCCCACCAACTCCAGGGGAGGAGAGAGTGGGGCTTCCTGATAACTAAGCTTTGACCTTCTTCTCAGGCATGGCGCTGACCAGCCAGATCAGGCCATCTACCGTCTTGTTGACCAGGGTTTTGTGGATGGACAACTCAACATGGAGGGAAAGGTAGACCGTTGTCCATCCCTCTCCCTGTCCTTCCTCATCCTTCAAGACGCCGTGTTCGGTGAATACTTTGCCTTTAATCATCGGCCAGACCCCCGATGAAACTCAAAGCGACTTGAACCACGCTCAACAAACCGAGTACCCGTGCCCACGGTCTTGCTGGGGCCACCATTGATCTCGGGTTCATAGGCGATCGCTAAAGCAGGCGACAACCCCAACAAGACTAATGCCAAAAAAATAACGCGCATATTACTCCAAGTAAATAGCTTATAAACAACGTAGCCTACGACATCCAATAAGACATCGTAGGCGTCAAACAGGCTAAAGGTAGACAACCTTGTCGCCTTTAATGACTTTACGCATGGCCGCTTCGATGGCGGCAGGGATATCACCCCGAGGAACATCACGGTTACAGACGATGGTGGCAACGTGGTCAAGGCCCAAAGCCGTGTAGACCAAGGCTAGCGACTCTTGCTTGTCAGCCTTCTTTCCTGTCGCGTCGTCGTTGGTTGTCCAGTCGATGCCGATGATGTGACCCTTCCAGTTGTAGACGGCATCAAGGCCAAGAACGTAATCCGCAATGACAGACTCAGGGATAGACGCTTCAACTAACTTCACTCCTCCTGTCTCAATGCCGTACTCAGACATGAGATAAGGCATTGCCCGAGACAGCCATTTGCGACCGTGGTAGCACTGACGCAGAAGACGGAAGAGGACAGGGGAAGAAGGTAGTGGGAATTTCTTAAGGTGGCAAGCCCGTGCCACCGACCGAGGGTTGATGATTTGCTCTAGTGCGTAACCATTGAAAGCGTTCATAGCTATTGCTCCGGCAAGAAAACTACGCCGTCCCAATAGCCGAAGGCATTCTCTCTTGCCGATCGACAAGAGTGCCCCCACCAACCACAAAGGTTGATGAGGGCGTCACGACTAAGCCAAGACAAGCGCCCAGTATTGAGCAAGGAGTTGAGCCTTAGTTCCATTCCGCACCGGCTTATTGCCCATAACGCGGATGGCTGACTTCAACTCACGGGCAGTGAAACTAGGGGCGGATGATAGTGGACAGCAGGCATACACCTCATGGAACACCCGACCATCAGGCAGAGCCACGACATCACAACGAGTAGCAGCCGACACAATCTCATCATGAGACGGGGTTGTCTCAACTTGAGACTCGGCTTCTTTCGTGACGACTGTGGCAGGCACGTCAATGACAGGAGACGACTTTGCATAAAACTCTTCCCCTGTCTGAAAGATGGGGCCGAGAATGACAAACAAAACGATCAGAATTTCAATGATGGTTGCAAGCGTAGACATGATAAACCTCAAGCCCCAGTGAGTAACGAGTCTGGGGTAAAAGCCTGTGGGGGAATCGAACCCCCACCAAAAACCATTAGGCTGTTGCCAACTCCCGCATCGAGCGAGTGATGGGCTTAGACTTGACCGAGTTGTAGCCAGGGTAAAGAGGACAAGATTGCCCGTGTAACCAAGACTGCTTCTCTGCTTCCCAATCCGTGTCCACCTCTAGGGCGACACGATTGAGCTTGGCGGTTAAGGCTGCCCCTCCTAACTTGCGGCCAGAGTCGCTGACCAAGGCTGCCAAAACGGACTCGGTATACATCCGAGCCTTGCCCCAGTTGGGTAAAGACAAGCGCATATCCAAAGCCATTGCAGATAGCTGGTCAACGTTGAGCTTTAGGAATACTGCGCTCCCAGACCCAAAGTGCTTGACTTGGGTGATGGTGTTCAGTAGCTCAACCGTGTTGATGTAGTTCATCACTGACACATAGGTGCCATACAGACGAGCAGAGCCAGCTTCAGTAATTTGAAATTCGATGTTAGACATGATGGATTCTCCGGTTGATTGATTGACAACTTCCTCCCCGCCGGAGGCATTCTCTCTTGGGGCCGCAGGTTGAATTCAAAGCCAATGAGGCTTATGAACTCAATGCGATCGACAAACCCAACAGAAAGCCTGTCGGCTGGGGTGGAATAGCTAGGGCCGGAGTTGAACCGACCCATGCGGCCTGATTACCGCTAGCAACTAAAATCCGTATTGCATTTCGTAGTACGCAGCCCGTGCTTCGTGGTCGGCCAATGCTTGTTCGTAGCGAGCTTCTAAGTCGCAATCGTCGGCCAGTGCTTGCTGCTCGTGGCGAGTTTCCTCAACAATTGCCTCTGCTTTCGCAGCCAGCCAGTCCAAAAAGGACAAATCGCTGTCTTGGTCGCGGTACTCCGCAACTAAGCCTTCCAACCCTACTAAGTCATCTAAGCGGCAAGAATAGTTAGACATGATGAATTGCTCCAGTGATTGTTAACACCTCCTCCAATTGCCGAAGGCATTCTCTCTTGAGTCCAGAGTCATCAGCGTAGTAGTCAACCCTGCGATCGCAGGTACCCACAGCCGTGCCAATGAGGTTGAGAGGCAGACAGCGATCGTCGTCACCATGCCAAGGGGGTCTATGTTGCTGCCATTCCTCTCCCTGTCATCAGGTGCGATCGTAGGCAGCAGGGCACACCCTTGGGCCGGAGTACCCCACAGTTTCTTTTTTTGTCCAGAGCGCAAACGGGGATGAGGGGGTACGACACACCTCAAAAAATTCCGGGGGGTCTTTTCGAGAAAAAATCAAGATTTCTTAGATTCGCTTGCCCTTGAAGTTGCTTGCGATCAAAAAATTCCGGGGGGTCTTTCGAGAAAAATTGGGAATTTATTGCTTATGAACAATCCCAGCAACCACCGTCTAATCTATGCCGAAGTATCAAAGGCACAATGAAACGTAGTAAACATTGAGATTGACGTGACCAGCAAATATCCTGCCAATCCGTCAGGGGTCATTCAGGCGCTAGCCGACAAATTCACTTTGGCGATGAGTAAGTACACCCCCAACTGGCAGGGCATGGTGCAAGCCATTGAAGACATTGTTGTGTCTGGTGGTGGAGGTGGTGGCTCAGGCACAGTCACCAGTGTGGCCCTTTCCATGCCTGCCGGGGTTTTTGGCGTCACTGGTTCACCCGTCACTACCTCAGGCACGTTCACCGTCACGCTTTCCAGCCAAGGTGCCAACCTAGTATTAGCATCCCCCAATGGCTCAAGTGGTGCCCCATCATTTCGGGCACTTAGCACTGCCGACATCTCAGGGCTGGGGACTGCGGCCACCCAAGATGTCGTCACAGCCACATTCAACGCCAATAAACTTCAGGGGCTAGACATCTCTACTTCTTCCCCTGTCAACGGCCAAGCCCTAGTGTGGAACAATTCCCTTAGTCAATGGGAACCGGGAACCGTCGCAACAGGGAGTGGGACTGTCACATCTATTGGAGTTAGTTCATCCACCACTGAACTGTCCGTATCAGGTTCTCCGGTTACAACCAGCGGAACCATTAACCTGACTCTTGACACCACAGCCAACGTCTACAACGCCAATAAGCTGCAGGGGAGAGATGTTGCCACCACGGCCCCTAGCGCAAGCCAAGTTCTGGCTTGGAACGCAGGTACTCTGAAATGGGAGCCAACTAATGCGGGTAGTGGGTCAGGCACAGTTACCTCTATTGGGGTTTCATCAACTATCCCGCAATTAGTCGTAACCAATTCCCCTGTCACCACGTCAGGCATTATTCAGCTTGACTTGGATACTACCGCAGCAGTCTACAACGCCAACCGACTACAAGGCCGACTATTAGTTAACACAGCCCCTACCAACGGCCAAGTCATTACCTGGAACAATGGCAGTAGCCAGTGGGAGCCTACCACGCCAAATACTGGCACCGTCACCAGTGTTGCTCTTTCCCTGCCCTCTTTCATCACGGTCACGGGTTCACCCATTACTACATCGGGCACTCTGACGGGGACACTGGCCAGCCAAAGCGCTAATACTTTTTTGGCCGCCCCCAATGGTTCAAGTGGTGACCCCACATTCAGAACCCTGTTGTATGGAGATGTCAGCGCCATCGTCGGCACCACATCCAGTACGATCGCCGCAGGCAATGACACTCGGTTCCATACCCAAAACACAGACACAGGAACCACCCAAACCAGTTTTCAGTTAGCATCTGGCTCAAGTGGAGTTCGCATCAAGAACAGTGGTGGCTCTTTGTTAGCTAGAGATTCAGCAGACTCAGTTGACGCCGATATTCAAGGTTCAATCCTTAAGGCAACTTCCACCCGAATTGAGGTCAATTCAGTTCGAGTCACCTTTAGCAACTCGGCCCCATCTTCCCCTAGTGGAGGCGACCTCTGGTATGAATGGGCAAGCTCAAGCGACCGCTCACTTAAATGGGCATGGCCTTGGGAGTGGAACGGAACCTATTGGCTATCCCCAATCTTTGATGGAACAAGTTGTGTCCCTGGCGCTTCTACCGCAGGACTGACGGCTCAAAGTGTAGTCGTCCCAAGCGGCCTCAATATTTACGTGGTGGATGCTGCCATCACAGGCAACTATAACGGCACGGTCAATGGATCTAATTACTACCGCTATCGACTCCTAAGAAGTAAACAGCTTGCTACATCGATCAATGTCATTTGGTCGGTCAATGTGACAGCAACCCCATTCACCCATACGTCCACAATCAACACGCACTATGACTTATCAGTCCTAACAATGGATTCAGTTCGGGCCGACCTTCAGATTGGCGCAGGTACCCCTGGCACCATCTATGCCCAAGAAAATATGCGCTATCGCTATGCCCGACCCTAGGAAATAGTCCAGTCAGCCAGACCCCCTCCCCGTCCCAAGAAACCCTAATCATGGTTACTCTTCAAGTCCGAGATATTGCAATTGCTGGAACCACCACAGGCTACGAAACAGAGCGAGACAATCAGTATGTCAGCCAAACCCGCTCTCTTGACCCACGCTCTACCGTTTTGGTGGTAATTGATGCATGGCAGAACCACCCTAACGATGGGTTGGCAGAACGTCTTACCACATTGGTCAAAGACAAAATTAACCCTCTAATTCAACGGTGCCGACAACTTGGCATCCGAGTGATTCACACTCCCCACGGCAAACCAGAAAACCAACTCCTCTCCCAGTCCAGCCGGGACTATTACCCTAATTGGACAACTCAGTACGCAACCACTGAAGCATTTGATTTCTACCTTAAGAATTCTGCTCTGTTTCCCAACGGAGTCCGCACCCTACTCTACTGCGGGGCAGCAACAAATTGGTGCGTCACCTTTGGCCGCCCCATTGGCCTTGGCGCAATGGCAGTAAAGTTAGGCCCATCCCGTAGCTATTTAATTGTCAGAGATGCCTGCATTGCAGTTGAGATGCCTTGCACTCTAGATGCCCAAATACTGCACGACTCTACAATTTCTATGGTTGAGATGTTGTTTGGGGCCAGCACCACTGTCCAGGATTTGCAGGAGGCTAATTGATGGATGGCAATGAAATGAATGTCAATCAAAATGAACGAGTAGCCGGATTAACCCCACCCACTACACGGGTAACAGGCACCCTAAATCTTGACAGGGGAAAAGACAAAGTATCCCTCAAGTTGGACTACTTAACTCAACCAGGGCAGAACCCCTTTGACAAACTAGTTGAGTTAGTCACTAATAGTGACAGCAGTAACACGATCAGCCAATCTAACAACCGTGATCTGCTTCAGCCATTCCCTCGGCGACCCCAACAACCCCAGCAACTTCACTACCAATCCAGCCAACCCTACTATCCAATTAGCGCTGGGTTGATCGACAGGGGAGAAGCGTGACATCCTATAAACTACCCCACATTGTGACATCCTCCCGACGCTGATGCTTCGCATACAGCGAGGGACTTATAGCCCCCCGAACCCCACATTTTAATCAGGGAAACACCAAGAATAAGCGATAGGGTTGGTAGCCTCGTCTGTTTAGAGCGAGGTGGAAAACCCAACGAGCGGCTTTAGCCGCCTGTAGAATCTTCAAGCACAATTACAAAACTGCGACCACACTTCCCAGTACCTTCGCATCGCGGGCAAGTAATTACCTCATCAAATTTAAGCGTTTTTTCCCCATCGCACATTGAACAGGTTGCAATTGACGGATCGGATTTTACAGCTTGGGCGTATGCCGCGATTGCCTCAGCTATTTTTTGTTTACTGGCTTCTGGCAATATCATTACAACCCACCTAACCCTTGATGCCAAAGTAGACCATTTGCCTTACTGGGATCGTCACCTTGAGTCAGCCAACCGATCGTTTTGCCCAAAATAGTTAACCTAAAAACCCATCGCTGATCTGATTGATGAGTGTGCCCCCAAATTTCAATCCTGAACAACGGCAAAAGCCAATGCAAGAATTTTTGCCACGCTGCCCACTTGCAAACTGCATTGCTTGGAATTAGAGCAATTGGGACAACGATTCCAGCATGAGTGTTGCTGAACCGAATCAAGAATAGTCCCGTTCCTTCACCTGAAAAAGATACTGTTTCGGTAAAAAACCGAAAAGGGTTCCATCTAGTCATTGTGCTAACCTCCACGATAAAATCAGTTTGTGAGCAAGGAAACCCTCCTACGCGAGGAACCATCCTAGTACGGCGGAATCCCGGCATCCTCGGAATTGCATTGAGCCAATCTCCCTGGAATGCAAGCAAAGGCAGGATGGGGAGCGTACCGAATTGGCGTAGTGGAGAATCCCGGAAAGCATAATTAATTCTAAAGTAGCTGCGATGCTCATGGTGTTAAGTCAATCAAAAAAAAGAACCCGGATGTCTCTGACAAACGGGTTCATACGGTATGGAGCAATGCGCACTGATGACGCTGGACAAACCTAAGTCAGATCGTTAGGCAATGGGTAATTCTGCCGTCAGACTAACACAACTACAACTCGTCAAGCAAATTTCCAAAAGCAAATCCCCTTGAGCAAATCCCCTTGAGGGATTTAATAGCAAGCCAGCGTTTTAGGTTAGAGCCTGGAAAACTTACGACCTAAAGCGACTGGGGATTAGAGACGTTCGTAACGGCTGTCACAAACAATATGGTAGACATCGACCAGTATAGCACTCTAACCACAATCTCCAGCAACTTGTTGGAACTCCGTCAAGTCACGAGTCTCAGCCTCAATCTGGCTGAGCGACCAATTTTCCAATGCGGCATCTTCCCCTGCCACCAATTCATACAACTCGCTGTAGGCCAGCACTGCTTTAGTTTCATGAGCAATTGCGAACTCTAGCAGCTTGCCCACTCCAGTGGCAGAACACAACGGAGCCGATTGTAAGTATTGAGCGTCAGGTGTTTTAGCTAAATACTGGCCCGCTCCCTGAACCCGAACAATCATTTGTTGGGCTGCATGATAATGAGCCAAAGATTCAGTTGCATTCTCATCAAACATCTCAGCCAGGGGCGCTCTCCAAATTCCTGACACTGAAGCCTTGAAGTAGCTGTACAAGCACACTCCAGCAATTTCATGAGTAGCGATGTGGTGCAGGCAATTGAGGACTTGATTCCAATCCAACTCCCTTTCCCCTGCCACATCGGGTTGGGTTTCGACTTGAGCGGCAACAGGAGATGAGGGTTCCATTGGCACATAGCCACTAGCCCCAGCACCAGCAACATTTCCTAACGGCAATGACCCAGCTACTTGAAGAGAAGACGACTGAGTAATTTGTGGTTGAGAGGTCTGAGGTAGTTGAGAATATTGAGGTTGTTGCTGATGAATTGGGTTTTGATGAAATGGATGGCTTGGATCATATAAATGCTCATTGCCTGGTCGAACAGTTCGCGGATCGACTCCACCATTGCCATAGGAGTAGGTCATAAAAAATCCTTTAGTCCAAGGACTAATAGTACTAGTGAACAATCCTAAATGCGCCAATCACGCCAAGTCTGGCCACATAGGACATTATGAATATGATAAGTCGTAGTTACTAATGGTCAACGCCACGGCTAAAAACTTGCGGTCTAAGTTTTCCATTCCTCCGCTATTGCCGAATGAGGAACCAGAAGTTATTGGCAATTTGTTGGCCAGCCAATTCAAGCAAGGGCTTCATGTTGCTGTTGGGGACAACCAAAACAAGGGGTTGATGCCGTGGGAGTCATCCGCCAAGCGATGGGGCAAAGGTCAGCAAGACATTATTTACAGCGAGACGCCCATTGCCGAACAAGTGGCTTACGGGGCTGGACGAGTAGCAGGCAGTGTTGCTAATGACTCATTAAGAAGTTGGTGGTGGGCCTACAACCATCCGTTAGCTATTGCCAAAACCATCGGCACCAAGATTCCAGAAGCGGCAGGCATGGTAGATGAGCAGGGCAAAGTTCCTCTTTTGCCGACAGTTCTAGCTGGCGCTGGCATTGCGGCTGCGGTCGATGCCTTTTCCGGCAACACGGATTTTACTAACTTGGCAGAACAAGGGCGGCCACAGGGCTACTCTGCTCTCTTCCCCAGTCCAGAAGACCCAACCAAATCAACCCAGCCACTTCTAGAACTGCCAGTAGGTTACGTCTTGGGTAAGCGGGGTAAGATGCTGCCGTGGGAGCAGTTCCATGAAGAACGCCCAGATGTCAGCCCAGAAGACTTTGCTCGATACAAGGAGTATCAAAAGCAAGGTCACGCTGAACTCCTAGGGCTGGAATCCGCCAATCCCTATCTGACATCAGCGATTGGCGCAGGAGTAGGTACAGCGATCGCTAAGGCCAAGCAAAAGTCATTGGGTAAAGGCGCGGCAATTGGAGCGGTGGCGGGATTGGCAGCCCCCGCAGTCTCTAACTTTGTCAGTTCAATGGGCATTCTCAAAGGTACTATGAATAACCTGGATAATCAGCCTGAAGTTCAGATGTTGGGATATCCCATCACGGCGTCTGGGGCATTGCTGACTGGAGGGCTTGGGTTGGGAATGTACGCTCTAGCCAAACGAGCGGCTAATAAAAGCAAGCAAGAATTTAGCTCGTTGATGGATGAAGCCAGGGTTGCTGGCAACAACTTATAGCAGATAACTAAAGGAGAGTAGGCAGGGATGGACGGCAAAGTAGCAGGAGAAATTGGAGTAGGCCAACGGCTGATGGAAGCCGTTAAAGGCGCTTCTCCACTAGCCAAAGGAGCGGCAGGGGTGGGATTGTTAGGGGCTGGATACATGGCCTATCGGATGATGCAGCCAAGTCCTCCAACCCAGAACCAAATGATTGCAGCCCAAAACCAGCAAGAGAATCCTCACTCACAAATGAGGGCACAGCAAGCAGCCATGACTGCATCCCCTCCTCCTGTCCCTCCTCGTTCTGATATTGGGGTTGCGGGTGATGGCGTAACTGACGAAGACAAGTTGAAAGAGCGTCTTCGGCTAGCCAAAGAGCAAGCCAACCTAACCCGTGACTATGAGTTGAATCAACTCTATCAGGGTGCATTAGGTTACGCAGGGCAGGGAGGGAATTAAATGCTTGACCCTAAACAAAAAGTAGCAGCCACTAACTTGCTGAACAACGTCCGAAATATGTTGCTTGAGTCTCCAGCGGCTCAACGTGGTACTCAAGCATTGTTAAGTGCTGGGGCTGGATACTTGGGTGCCAACCTAGCTAACACTATCATTCCTGATCAGTACGACATCAACCCACTTCTGGCAGCAAGCGTTGCCGCAGTAGGTGGTGGCGTATTCCCTCTTAAGCGTGGGGCAAGCAACCAAGACGTTTGGGCTTCTCCCCCGTCCCGTGAATCCGTTGCCAATGCTCAAGCAGCAGCAGCTAATCAAGCAGCATACAACCAGCGCTACGGCCAAACTGGAAGCCCCGCAATTACATCTCGCCTTCCAGGAACTCGCCCGTCACTGGATGAAAAATTACAGGCGTTAGGCAACGCAATGGCAGGTAGTGATCCAAGGTCACTACAACAGTTTGCCCAAAACCATTCAGATTCAGGCCCTTGGGACGATTTGGAGATTTATTAATCATGCTCAACCCCCAACAAAAAGCAGCAGCATCCAATTTTCTTGATAGTGTGCGAACCACTCTTATTAACAGCCCAACAGCTCGAAGTGTAGCGGGTGGGGCAATGGGCTATCTGGGTGGTCAAGCCGCTGGGGCTGTTGCCAACACCATCCTGCCCAACCAGTACGACATTGACCCTAATTTGCTAGCAGGATTAAGTGCAGGCTATGGTGCATTTCATCCGCAAGCCAACGCCATGCTAGAGCGGGCAATCGCTCGAAGAATGGGTGGTGGCGATTTCAATGGCCCAACAGTAACAGTTGTTCCTAACTAAGGAGTCTAGATGAAATGGAAGATAGGGTTGCTGGCAATAAACCAAATGACTGGTTGGACAAAGCTCAAGGAGTTCTTGGTCTGGCTGGATTTATTCCTGGTATAGGGGCAATTGCTGACACAGCCAATGCCGCCATTTATGGGTTGCGTGGCAGACCTCAAGACGCCATGTGGTCGTTGGCTAGTGCCGTTCCTGGTATTGGCGACATTGCGGGTGCTGGGCGTATGGCAAAGCAAGGACTAGGGTGGTTGGGTAAAGCAGGCGAAACCGCCAAGATGATGTAGCGATATTCAGTCAGGCATATCAAGTCCATCAAGTCCATCAAGTCCATCAAATTAAAACTATCAAATTAAAGACAAGGACAGGGGAGAAGGTCGATGCTATTCCGAACGGCTGATCGATTAGGGGAGATGTTTCAACAGGGCAAGATTGCCCGACAAGTTGAGCAAGAAGCGGCTCAACGACGCATGGGGCAATTTGAAAATGAAGCCCGACAAAAAGCTGGGTTGCCATTAATGATGGGGCCTGCGGGTGGCAGTGGCTATGAGCCTTATGTCAATGGCATGGGTGAAGGGCGAGTGGCAGGGGAAGGCAAACAACCCCTGTGGAAGAAAGCCCTTGGCATGGGTGGGGCACTGCTCAACTCTCCTCTGTTATTTATGGCTCCGATGCTAATTCCTCAAGGTGGCGGTGAAAGCCAAGGCCAGTCTCAGGGTGGCGCACTACCAGCACCTTACCTTGATCCAACCAGTAAACAGATGATGTTGGATAACTACCAATACAACCAACAACTTGAGCTTGCTCAAGCCGCTAAAGGGCTGATGACTTAATCAACCCGATCATTCGCCTTAATCCGTCCACGCACTTCACCCCCTTCCCTGTCCCATCTTCTTAGCCAACCATGAGCAACATCCAAAGACCCTGGTGGGAATATCTAAATCCAGCCAACCTGGCGGCGGATGCTGCCTCTAGTTTTGGCATCCACGGCGACAACCAGTACGACCCTGTTGTTCAGGCTCGGCAAGCATCACTTCAAGCTGCTCAGTCTGGGCGGGGAGAAGACATTGAGAAACTTAAGTCTATTGCCAACTCCTACCAGCCAGGAAACTTTGCTGACCAAGCAGAGAAAGAGCGGTGGATCAAGCAAATCAATGACTATGAGAAGAACAAAGTAGAAAAAGCGGAGCAAGCGGCTAAACGAGAAATCTATGGAGACATGATTGACCCCAAGAAGGGGTTAATTCAGTCAATGGAAGACAGGCAGACAGCTAGGGAGACTGCCCGAAATCGTCAGCAATTAGAAGCCCAAAAACAACTGACAGGCCAAACCATCGCTAGCAACGAAAAGCTGGCAGGGATGAGCAACCAAAATGCCCAAGCCATTGCTCGAATGCAGGGGCAGTATGGGTTGCAGCAAGCCAATGTTCAAGGGCAGTACGGTCTCAAACAAGCTGACTTACAAGGTCGCTATGGGTTGCAGCAAGCCAATGTTCAGGGGCAGTACGGTCTTAAGCAGGCCGACCTATCAGGGCGTTACAACTTGGCTGGCATCAGCCGTCAGGCTCAATCTCAAGAACGCATTACTGGCATGACAACTGCCAGTCAAGAGCGCATGGCAGACCTGACCAGTGGCCGGACTCTTGAAGGGCTGAAATACTCCACCGATTCAACCGAACGCATAGGCATGACTAATGCGGCCAACGAACGCAGACGGGCAACACTGGAACACAACTTAGGCCAACGCAACTCTATCAACCAGTTGTTACTAGGGGCCATGAATCGGTCTAGCTTTAAGTAGGCCAGTCCAATAAATCAAAGAAAAGGGAAAAGAGCCAATGGCAACAAGTAGCGGTAATTCCTCTGGGGCAAGTCAAACAAGTAGTGGTAATTCCTCTAGAGCAAGTCAAACAAGTAGTGGGAACTCCTCTGGGGCAAGTCAAAGCCGTATCAATGCAATGATGCAGGCCGCTATGCGACAGAACCAAGGGCAGAATGCTGCTCGAAGTCAGTCCGGCAACTATTCTTCCCAGGCTGGAGAACAGTACCGATGGGCCAACCAAGCAGCCAACGATCAATATCAACGAGATCTGGACGCCTATAACAGGCAACAAGCAGATCGAGACCGTCAAGAAATTAGGCTGATGAATAATGACAACGACAGGACTCAAGATCAGATGAACTTTCAGCGCAATATGCGGCAGTCAGACTCGAATCAGGCTGCCAGAGAAGCTGCTGCAACAAGAGAATTTAATGCTAGAGAAGCATCCAATCAAGCTAGTCGCCAAATGGCATTAGCATCAATGCAGTCGGGTGGTGGCGGAGGGGGTTCTTCTTTTATGGACAGTTTCTACAATCGGCAACTAAAGCAGCAAGCGATGCAGCTAGAAAGCCAAAAAGCTGGAATGCAACATTCCCAAGCGATGGCTGACATCTATGCCCGACGAGAAGCTGCGGGGTTAGGAGCAAACACGGAACGGTACAAAACAATCATGGGCCGCACTGGGGCTACTGGTGCAGCACGATATTGGTAATTGCGATAGTAGAGGAGAAACAAATGACTTACACTGCCAGCTCTACTTTTTTAACCCCAGCAGGGGAAGCACTTCTGGCCAAGAAAAATGAAGTTGAGATGTATCAACTTAGGACTGCTCGCAACAAAGCCAAGGCGGAGTATGAGGCTAGTAAGCGCGGCGGCGATTCATTTGGCAATTTTAGTGCGGCTGGCCCCGCTGGAGGTTCGGCACCTACCAACAACATGGGTGATGGCCTGAGAGCGCCTACCCGTGAGGAGATTTTTCAGGATGCTGCCAGAGCCAACCGGATGCAGCGGGCAGAGGACGACTACCAGCGCAACAAAACATTTAGTGCCAGACAGAGAGAATTCAACCAACGGCTAGTTGCCCAAGAGCAAGCGGCGTTACGGCAAAAGAATCGTGAACAAGCTGATGCTGGGGCACTCTGGAAAGCACGGGGATAGGAGGCAAAATCCTTGATGACTTACAACAAATGGCAGACTCAGCAATTTAACCGTTATAACTTAAACTCTGGCCCATTGCCTGACACGGCTTCATCTCTCAAAGATAGGCAGTTGGCCCAAAAAGCCAGAGACGATGAATACAAACGACGGGCGCAAGAGATCCAAAGTCATCTGAACAAAAACAATAATCAGTTTGACTTTGGCTACGGCAAGTCTGACTCATCCAAAAATGGTGGCAATGGTTCAAGCTGGAAAAACTCTGCGGCTCCTTCCCCTGCCAAATCCGATCAGGTTAATCCTGATAACCCCGGACGAACTCAATCCGCTGAAGACAAGACGTTTGAGCAACGAATGAAAGCGTCCAACATGGCTGAGCAGCGCCAACAACGGCTTAAGGAGCAAGGCGTAAAAGCTACTGCGGCGTGGGATGCTAGAGGCTAGCCAAGACGCAACCTTATATCTTGCCAACTCAACCCTCCCCTGTCCTTTTATGTAAATTTCTATGGCACGGATTAAAAAGCACATTCACCACAACCACGACAACCCAGAGTATGACCCAGCCATGAAAGCATTGGCTGAAATACAGGGAGTCAATGCAAATGGGGAACCTCAAGAAAAAGCTCAACAGCAAGAGCAAGCCCCACCCAGCCAGATCAGTATTCGAGAAAACCCTATTACACAGTGGTTTAGACAACTTACTCCAGATGCACAACTAAACTTTGTTAAGTTCTGCCAAATCAACTTCCATCGGCGGCGGCAGATCGATGTGTATCTGCAGTCTCGTAGTGTGATCTGCTCGGTTGCCGACATCTACGAATGGGTAGACAATCCGGGCAATGTGCCTTTGGGCAACTGGGTGCAGAAAATGGTAGACGGGGTGAAAGATGTGCAAGGACTAGAAGCCTTGCCTGTCATCCAGCAAAGCCTTAAACGCCTGGTCGAAATGGAACAGCGTCTATTCAAGCGAATAGAAGCAGAAGAAGATCAGCTAACAACCCGTGATTGCCTCAACCTCTACGGCACTATCTCCAAAGAAGTCAGAGGCTATGCAACTCAACTTAACCAGCTAACCTCAAAAGCAGATGTCCAGGCGATTGCTTTAGGGTCTGCTGCTCGACTAATCGAAATCATCCTGGGTGACTCAACCCTGCAAGGAACTCCAGAAGAAGCATACATCCGCAAGTTGTGCGAGATGGCCATGATTCGGTTATCCGAAGAACAGGAATCTGATCTCAAGTTTGGCAATAGGAGATAGGACAGGGAGGGAGATTGTGAGTATCAAGATTTCAAATCGGTGGGATTGCGTTCTCAAGATTGTTAATGGAGGGATTGCTATTTCCTTCCATCGCGTCCCTTCTGTGGAGTTAGTCAATGAACTATTCACTATCAACGAGAACCCTGGCATTGAAATTGTTGACGACTATTTGTGGCTAGATGGCATTAGCCATCGCATGGCCGCAGATATGCTAAAGCACCGAGAACGCCGTTGCTACTTTGTTTCAGTGTCCTGCAATTACGAAGTGAAAGAGGCTGCTAACTGCATTGCGACAACCTTCTCAGATGAACCATTTGCCCTAGAGCAAATCCTAATTCAAGTGATTGATGAACCATTGCCAATGGAAGCGGTGGGTGGGCAAGAGCAAGGAATTGATTCAATTGCCAGATCGTAAGGCCGAGACTTAATCATGCCAATTTCAAGCACGTGCTACCAGAAGCTGCAAATCAAACTAATCCGCAAGTACGGAGCCACTTCGTTTGATGTTGACGCTCAAAGCCTGCTGGCTAGAACTAATTTTTTGGTGTTCCGACAATTGGTTTGTGGGCATGAGTCACCAGAGCATCATCAGTTCTGGCACCAGCAACTGAACACGGGGGTTGACTCCAAATGCCTTAAAGGGATTGGTGGTAAGCACACCCTTATCCTTTCCCCCCGTGGTGCGGCTAAGTCTACATTTTTGGTGGAGTGGACAGCGTGGGTGATTGGTGTTCACTCCTCCCCGTCGGTTCAAATTCCCATCAAGATTCTTTACACCTCATACAACATTGAGGTGGCTTCCCTGAAGTCCGAACAAATTCAAGCCATCATCACATCACCCGCTTATCGCAAAGTTTTCCCTTGGGTAAGACCAGGCCGCAAGTGGGGTAGCCGCCTATGGGAGATTGACAAAGCCCATGCAGGCTTGCCGATGGTGGATGAACCTTACACAATTTCTTGCGCTGGCATCAAAGGCGCTGTGGCATCGAAACGCGCTCACCTCTGCTGCACTGCTGATACAATGGTGCATACAGAGGTTGGCTTGATTCCAATTTCTGACGTGACACCAGAAATTAAGGTAGCAAGTTTTAATGAGCGGTCTCAAAGGGTTGAGTGGAAGCGAGTCAAAAATGTTGCGTCAAGATATGCGGCTGATGTCGTTGAATTATCCAGCGCTCAAGGCCGTATATTGCGCTGCACTCCCGAACACCCTGTCTATCTCTATCAGCAAAGTTACCGGGATGCCGGAAGTTTGTTATCAGGGGACACCATTGTCACAATTGCCAGAAACAAAAGGCAAATACAAGCAATGCCTAGGGTGCAAAAAGGAATTGACCAAGAAAAGCCGTGGCCGGATTTGCTGGAGTTGTTACAAAGCGGCTCGACAAATAAATTTGGGCTTGGAGTGCGGAAGCTGCCACAAGGAATTTGTTTTGCCCCTGTACAAATTCAACGCCAGGGTAGCAGAAGGAAAGACCAATTTTTACTGCTCTCAGAAATGCCACGGCAACAGCAGATTAACAACAAAACATTGCGAGGGCTGCAATGTGATTATAGGATTGGGACTCAAACAGGTCAGGGGCAGGTTTTGTCCGCAGTGCTTAAACAGCCGACGCAAAAAAACAACTCTACCCCAGAAGCCTTGCGAGTATTGCCAGCAGGATTTTACTCCTCGCAATACTCGAACAAGCTACTGCTCAAGACTTTGTGCCAACAAAGCACATTCCAAACGAATGACGGGGGAAGGGAACAGCCATTACAAAACTGGCACAAGTTACAGCAAACAGTTTTCCGCTATGCGGCCTTTGGTTTTGGAAAGGGATGGAAATGTTTGCTCGGTTTGTGGAACACAGGATTACACAATCAATTCATGGCACAAAAATGGCCGAAGTGGTTTGATTGTGCATCACGTCGATCACAATCCACAAAACAACAGTGCAACCAATTTAATCACTCTGTGTCAAACCTGTCACTCCAGCCATCACTCAACAATCAGGAGTGGCAAACAGACACCATTTCCTCAGTTAAGTTTCATAGCTCAAACCCGCAGCTTGTCTATGACATAGAAGTTGAAGACAACCACAACTTTTTTGCTAATGGTATTTTGGTTCACAACTGTGTTTTAGACGACTTAGTAAAGTCCCCCTCTCAGATTGAGAACCCCAAGGTTCGTGAGCAGATGGACAACACTTGGGTAAATGTTATTCGTCCGGTTATTTTTGAGGGTGGACGAGCCGTTTGCCTGGGCACCCGAATGTCTGGTCTTGATCTGTATGCGACTACATTCACGGAAGACCGATCATGGAATGTGATCGAGCAATCTGCCATTGTTGAAGATGACTTGGGGGAGGAGCAAAGCTATTGGCCTAGCATGGTGTCATTTGAGCATCTGGATTTTCTCAGGACAGATGACCCAACATCATTCGCTCTCCAGTACCAGAACAAGATTCCCAAAGAAGGAATGGCTTTGATTCGGCAAGCCTATATGCCGGATGGGGTACCGCCAACACTTGAGGAATTTGACTCGCTCATTATCAGTTCCGACTTTTCCGCATCGATCAAAAGTCAGGCTGATTACTCAGTCTTTTTGCTGCTGGGCAAAAAAGGCAAAGACGTTTGGGTGCTAGACATCCGTCGCGGTCGGTGGCAGGGGAATATTGATAAGTGCAACGTGTTTCTAGGAATGTTGCTGGATTGGGGATTCTTAGAAACTGAAGACGAATACTCTGTTGACTATCGCACTGGGGAGTTGGAATGGCTGTGTTGCGACAAAGAAGGTGTGCCCAGAAAGCCTGTGATTAAAAGCCAGGGATGGTTCCTTGACCTTTATACAGAGTCGCAGTCCTATCAAATCTCGTTTCGCTCGGACTGGACTCGATATATGCACGATGAATTAGGACTGTATAATCTAACCTGTCGGCCTGTGGCAGTACGGGGTGACAAGATGCAACGCCTAGTAGGTGTGACTGGGTACTTCCAAGGTAGACGCATTTGGTTCAACTCTTTCCGGGCTAATACCCTTAAAAAAGTGAAGCAAGAATTAGAAGGGTTTGGCTTTACTGCTAAGGACGACTGTGTAGATGCATTGGTACTGGGGGTCAACTGTTTGGGTTTGAGTGGCTCTTTTGATGTGTAGCGGTGAAGATGAATGGAGCTAAATAATGACTAGTCAAGTAAACAACGTCCCTGATGCTATTGTCCGAATTGGCGACACAGAAGTTGAGCTAACCATTGACAGTGAGATTTCAGACGCAGCCAAACGGGGAATTGATGAGCTTTACGATCGGGGGTTTGACCCTGACTATGATCCAGCTAAAGACTTACTCCTTCCCCAGTCCTGTGCCCCTAAGGTGGGTGAGCATTGCATTGTCGAGCAGGATGAACCCGTGTGTGACTTTGTGACTCGAATCCGCAAAATTATTTCAAGTGTTGACGTTTGCGAAACCTTAGCGTTTGACATTGTGGATAGGGAAAAGCTAATTGCTCTTGAGGAAATCCTCAAAGAACAAATTACTGCCTTGAGGATGAAAGCAATCTCAGTCAAGATAACTTATCGAATGCGGCAAGCAATGTTGCATTATTCTGGAAGGAGTTAGTTAAAGCCAACCCATCAAATTGAGCTAATTTATGCTCAATACTCCATAATTGTGGTAGCCGAGTTTGGTCAGGACTCAGCAAGCGATGACCCTTCCAATTCATGACAGTGGGTGGTGAGTTAGTTTCCCACTCCTGTCATCTAAATGAGCGGATCCCTTAAAGACTTTATTGACGCAGTTGTGTATCGAGATGGCAAACATCTCGGTGGCGAAACGTTGGTTGTGGCTTCCCATACCCAGCAGATGCTGCAATGGATTATTCGCCAAGGGTTGAGGTTTTACCCAAAACAAGATGACCCGCAGGGAAGCCGTCAAAAAAAGATAGATGAAATTTTAGATTACAACCGACTGGATTTATACCTGGATGGGATCGTCTCATTGTTCCTTTGCAGGGGTTCAGTTCTTTGGTATCTGCGGCCTACAGGTGCAGAACCCTACGAAATCTATTGGTATCAAGGTGGCGACGTTAATGACCCGTCCACCGAGTATCGAGCTTATTACCAACCAGGTGGACGATTCTTACAAGAGGTGGTGATTCGCTACAGCTACGAAGACTTTAGCAACCCTGGCATGGGGCAAGCCATTCATGCCAACGCCAGTGGCTATACCCGTTGGGTGCGACTCAGTATCACGGCCAACCAAATTATTGAAGAACGACACACCACCTTGCCAACCCTAATGCCAGAGGCGATGAAAGGCCAGTGGACGACGGGGGGAGGGATGGATGTATCAAGTGGTGGCTATTACTCTGCTCCCCTGTCCCGCAAGGTAGTTCAAAACACGCTTGGATTTATTCCTTGTGTTGAGTCGCCTAATCTACCCATGCGTCCTGGTGATCGAGGGCATGGTGAATTTGATTGGCTGAGAAATGCAATTGAAGCGGAAGACGCTATGCGGTCTGCCATGCTGGACAATGTGTTCCTTATGGGCAACCCATCTTTGGTTACAACTCGTCCTAAGCAACAAGTCCTGGAAGCAATGGATGACGGGGGGGGAGGACGCAACCACTGGTCAAGCCAGAAAGGATATGAGTCCTACAACCTTGGCTCTACCCGACGCATGGATCCCTTCAATCGGGATTCTCGTTACACAGGTGTTGGTAGTGGCAATTTAAGTTGGGGTAATCGCAAGCAACGAATCGCTCGAATCATTGGCAATGTTCTGCCAGAAGAACGATTTGGCTATATCTTCCCCGATCCAATCAACGGAGACCAATGGCGATTTACTCAAGAGTACCGGGAAGGAATTCACGAAGCGTTGGGTGGGATTGACCCACTCGGCGGTCGCAGTGGAATGACTTTTGGGGAAATCAAATCTCTGCATGGCAAGGTTGCGGCAACTGCATCCAAGAAGTGCAAGTCACTTTGGGACTATGGTTTAACCAGGTTGCTCGAAATGGTTGTGTTTATTGAAGAACAACTATTTCTTAGTTCATACAAAAACTACTTAATCAGCGATGAAAACAAAGACGCCAAGAGTCGGAAGGAATATCGATACCAGTTAGAAGAGTTTGGGTCGATTTCTGATGACGCAGTTCTTGACCACCTTATGAACGTCAATGAAATGATGGTTCCTCCAGGCGTCACAGGACTGGTTCCCTACGGCGATAGAACAGTTTGCTGGAAATGGAAAGGTGGAGTGTTTGAAGATTCTCCTCGTGATCGCCTTGATCTGTCTATTGGGGTGAGAAATTACCAGGAGTTGGGTGTTGGCTCACTCCAGTCAATGGAGTTTCTGTTTCCTGAAAAGGAACCCAATGAAATCAAAGCCATGCTGTCAGGGGTACCGTTCCGATTTATCCAATCGGTGTCTGGCTCAATTGGAACATTGCTTCAGTTGCAACAGCAGATGATGCAGGTGCCAGATCCAGCTAATCCGTCAGTTCCTCTGGCTGCACGACCGGAGTTAGACCTGACTCCACTCATTCAGCAAATTCGCAACTCTCTTGAGAAGGAAATTAGTTATGGTGCAGAGTTTATCCCCTCCACCCCAATCAGTAGTCCGGCCCTCGGTAGCTCCAACCCCTTCGGTAATTCAGCAACATTCCCAACCCTTAATGGAGGCACAACCACAAGTGGTTTATCAGCAAGCAGTTCCTCAAGCATCGGTGGCACCAGCCCCGAACGCAATTCAGTACCAAGCCCCTATGCAGGCTCAGGTACAAATTCCTTCTATGCCGCAGGGTTTACCGATCCAGCCTTCGGCACCCCAGGCAACCCATTGGTCAACGGTGGCTCCCAACTTCCCGGTAGCTATCCAACCTACGGTGGTCAGTCCGACTGGACAAGTCCGATACCTCAGCCCGGAGGAACTATCGTACCTCCAAGCGGCAACCCTGCCAGCGGTTTCGGCTCCCCTGATGCCGCAGTATCAACGGGCATACCAGGCGTCCCCAGCGACATCCTACTTACACCCGGACTTCAATCCGTATACCAATTCCCAGTACCAACAACCCCCCCGCCGAGTTCGTCCGAACGAAATGCCGACAGGGGTAGCGGAAGCCGTCGCTTGGGCCGCAAACGCAGAAAGTAAAAACCAACAACGGTTTGCGTCTCCTGAAAAGGTGGTGGCTGACTACTTTGGTGGGTCTGTCGAAGCAACTATCGATGGCCTCAACAAATATGGCTCCTACCTTGAAGAGGTGGTTGATGCCTTGACAAATAAGGTACAGGAACTTAACAGCCAATTAGCTCAAGCGGTTGAGGTCATTAAAGAGTATCAGGTGCGAGATGCAGCCCATGAACGTCTGCTGACTGAACCCGATCTGTTGTCTGCTTACTACCTGAAGTTGGAAGAAATCCTAGGTGAGCTTCCCCCTCCCAGTCAGTATCTTCAGATGCAGCAACAAGCCCCGGTTCAAGACATGGGGCAATACAACCCAGCAGCGATTGCTGCTCAGTATAGCCAACCCGCTTATGCTAATGTTGGCGCTCAACGACCCATGTTCCCTGGCAATGCGGGCAGCCAACCTCAATCATTCAGTCAAGCGTTGCAGTCGGTTCCTCCGACTCAACGCTGGCGATTGATTGACCAAATGGCATCAAATGGAATGCTGCGTCAAGCACGGTTGACATTCTAAGCAAAAGGGCAACCCCCAGTACCGTGGTCAGAAAGCGCTGGGGGTTGAGATGAGTGGTGAGCTAGTAATTCCGTTATATGTTTCATTCGTTGAAATGCAGCAATGGCGGAGTGCTTGTGAACAAATTGGTGATGAGTCATTGGATTTTGCTGGATTTTCCCAATCACAAATCGGATGCCAATCTCCTCTCCCTGTCCTTTCCACTCATAGGAACACGAAATGTTCAACGATGTTGATTTTCCTACATTGCTCGGAGCGGAGTTAATCCGGCCCGATGGGCAATACATTGCAAAGTTTGTCGTGCAGCCGATGGTTGTGCATGACTTTAACCAAGTACCAGGTTCAAGCGTTCAACTCGATCGCTACCCATACTGGGAAGATGACTCGTTCTCTGAAGATGCTCGTCGCCGAACTCCCACCCAAAGTATTGGGACTGCCGGAAGCCGTGAGCTAAACAAAGAGAAAATCACCTTAACCCTAGACGAGTTTACTGGGCCTAGCTCCGGCAACCCCGACGATGTGACGGAACCGGGCAACCTGAAGATTCCCATCCACACGATCGTTACTGCCCAACGGATGCTCTATGACTTGGGCAATGCCGCCGCATTCCACCAGTCAATTGGTTCGCTGACGCTGATCCGTGACTTCCGTAAATGGCAAGACCGGGTTTATATCAACCGCTTGCTCGAAGCCACTAGCCAGGGCGTTGCTAGTTCTACTCAAGGGGGTTACTACAACCCTAACGGCATTGCCAATGGTGGAACCTACGCTAATGGCCCTGCCAAGTTTGATGTAACGGATTCGTTGCTTTCAGTCGTTGCAGACGCTCGTAAGAGAAACGTTCCTCCTTTCCCCAGCCCTTATGGCCCTGTCTACCACCAGTTAGCGGATCCCATCTTCCTTAAGCACCTACGGGCAAACACCGATTTTCGGGAAGTGGCTAAGTACCCTGGTGCCGTTCCGGTGGATGCGTTGCAGCCTGGAGCAATGCCTGGGTCTGCTCCAATGCTTCCTCCTCCCGGCAGCTTCATGCAGCAACCTAACCAGTTGCTATTCATGGGTGGTGGCTACGGCCAAGTTGGCTTCATGTCGGGTGATGTCATGCCAACCGGGTTTGTGTTTGAAGGAGTGCGCTTCTTTGAGTCAACCAACTTGCCAACTGCATCTGTGACTCTGACTTATACCGCTGCTAGCGCTGGTGTAACAACTGGTGCTGCTACTCGCACAGGTTATCTCGGTATTATGTTCGGCCAGCAAGCTGTTGGCGAAGGCATCTGGGGCATGGGGCCAGAAGTGGCAATGAACGAAAACTCTGACTACAAGCGGTTCATCATCTGTATCTGGCGGCAGTTGGCAGGCTACGTGTTGCTCAACAACAAGTTCGTAACCGTTTGCCGTTCTTATCAGAACTAGTCCCACTACTTCTTGTGGGGAGTAACTAACTCCCCTTCCCTGTCCCTCATTTCTTTAAGGATTAATCCAATGGGCGAGTCTCTATTAAGTGGAAACATTATCAACCGGGTAACTGGCGTAAGCGTTGAGTTGTCCAACATTGGCAAGATGGTCACAGTGTTGGGGGTGTGTGATGTCACCACCACTGCCGCTACTGTTTTCGACATCAAGCAACGTCAAACTGCTGGACGTTCTGATACTGTCATTGGCACAATTCCAGTTGGCGCAGAAATTGTTCATGTGGCACTTCGCGTCCCTTCTGGGTTGGTAGCAACCAACGGAGATCGCCTCAAATTGGCAACTGCTGTAGGTGCTACTGGCACTCAAGCGTTCAACGCAACGGCCTCTACCGCCTATGTGGCTTCTGCCGTAGCGGCATCTACCACGTTTGCTCCTGACTCTGGCAAAACCGATCAGTATGTCAAGTTTGAGGTGTCGCCTTACTCCACCACTGGATCTACAGCATTGAGTGGTGCAGTGACCTTCAAGGTTTACAACGACAATGGCACTACTGCCGCTGGGTCTGGCGTGTCGGTGGCTAGTGGCACCGCTCAGATTGTGGCAATGATTGTCTACCGCCTACCTGTGGATTGCCCACGACTTGACCAGATTGCTGGTCGTCCAACTCGTACCACCTAATGGTTGACCAACTCCTGGTCATTAATTTACTACCCATTAGGAGGTACCTGTGAAATACAAGCACAAGCAGACAGGAGCAGTCATCGAGGTTATCGATGCCTACTCTGATCTGCTGATTTACAAGGATGGCGATCAAGCCAAGCAAACTCATACCTGTTGGTACGAGCCTGTTAGCCCATTGCCACCTAACAGCAGTGTTGTCTCTGCGTCCCCTTCCCCTGTCGTCACTCCGGTTGACGGCTCAGGAGTTACTGAATCATTTCACCTGAACGACGCAACTTCGACCGAGATTGCCAAAGCCATCAATGGCCTGGGTAAAACCTACGCCAAAAAAGTCTTTGACAACAAACCCGTTGGGGGCTATCGGAATTGGGATGATGTGGCCAAGGTCAACCGGGACTTACCCGTGACCTGGATCACAATTGCCGAGATGAACCAACACGTTGTATTCGATGTCCCATGAGTGCAAAGGACAGGGGAAGAAATGGCTTAGACTACTTCCTTCCCCTGTCATTGCATTGGCGATTAATGACTAATTCGACCATATTCCTGAGGCCAGCAAAATGGTTTCTCTACCGGAGCCATATAAATCAAAAGCGTACTTTCACCTCTATGGGGCAGGAGGGGGGATTCAAGCTGGGGACTTGGCAGGCTTTGAAGAAGTCTGTGCCCGAATTCCCAATGATACAGTCTTGACCCAAATCAAAGCTGTGGTAAATCAATGCGACAAATCTTGGCAATCCCTCCAGGCAGTCGGCCCATCCGAAACAATGTATGCAGAAACCTATGCCGGGGACATCAACCGGACAATTGTTAAAGCTCAAAAGTCTTTAGAGCTAGCCAAATACTGGCGAGATATTTACTACTACTGGGTTGACCAATTAGCCCGTGTTCTTTGGGTAACTGAGTTCCGCACTCCTAATTCAGACCACTACCGCTACGCCCGATATGGAGGGGAATACGTCAACTCTTTGCCTGGGGCTAGAGGGGATGATGGCGATGCACTGATGGTTGCTATGAGGTTTGCGTGATGGAGCCAATCATCTTTTTAACACTCATGCTTTGGACGTTGGCCGTGTTACATGAACTAGAAACCGACAGGGGAGAGGAGTAAAGATGTCAGCATTTGCGCCTGTTAATTTATTAGTGCCTTACTTGGCACAACTAGATAATGAGCAAAATCCTTACGGTTCTTGCAATGTGACATCTGTGGCCATGTGCATGAAGTACCTGGCACCAGGACGAAACTTTGGTTGTCCTCCTGGAATGCAGTTAGAAGACTTTCTCCAAAATGTGCTGGAGTCTCATGGAAAGTCTCGGCACAGTCCATACGACCTGGAATGGCTGCTGAAGTACTTTGGCGTTCCAGACACTTTCTCCCCTGTCGCCAAGTGGGGGGATGCCAAGGGACGGCTGGGGGGAGGGAACCCTTTAATTGTGCATGGGTACTTTACCCAGTCAGGCCACATCATCGTGATTCGTGGCTATAACGATAACGGAGATTGGATTGTCAATGACCCCTATGGGGAATGGTTTTCGTCTGGATACAGGACTGATTTGTCAGGAGAAAACCTGGTTTACAGCGACGAATTAATGAAGCGTTGCTGTGGCCCAGATGGCGACTTGTGGCTGCATTTTGTCGGAGATCAAGGAGACTAAACGATGGCAAGTCCAGCATTCATTCAAATAGGTCGGTTTGGTCAATGGGTAATTCGATTGACCAACCAAACAGCAACTCGCACAGGTACTCCACCCGCAGGCTCTTTAGTTTTCACAACTGGCAGTAACGGGGGATTTATTGAATCGGTTTGGGGCCAACCATTAGGAACAAACGTAGCTACCTGCTTGCTGATGTTCATCAAAGACCCCATTACTACTAACTACCGTCATTGCTCAGAGTCACAACTAAGTTCAACTTTGGCCCCATCATCTCCCAGCAAACTAGCCAATGTTGACCTAACGACTGACTTATTACCTACTGCTCTCTTCCCTGCCCCAACCTCTACAGGTTCTCTATTCCAGGGATGCCGATTAGGGCCAAACACCGAGGTTTATCTGGCGCTGGATACAACTGTGGCGGCAGGTTGGGACATCTTCTTTAATGGTGGTGACTGCTAGTGCCTCACGATGAACCCCGGTATAAGTCCCCATCCAACTCACCCATGCGGGTGGGCGATCGCTATAAGCGGGGAACACGCCGTTGGTCATTCTTTGAAGAGGTCAAAAAGCGCAAGCCTAAAGAACCTCCTTCAGATATTGGCTTGAGAAAATGGACAGTTAAGGTAAAAACGGCTGATCCGTATGGTGGCTCTAGCACTCCAACCTATAGCTGCAACTGTCCAGACAAAACCAAACAGATTGAGGGGTTCCCGCTGGGTATTCAAAAGAACCCCAGCACCAACAAATACCACCCTCGAACATTTGACACAGGGTTGATTAGTCGTTACAAGTCCCTCTACAATCGCTACCAGCGAGGACTGCGGTTGATCGACAATGTGACCTATGAAGACTTTGACGGAATCTATTACTCGTACACCATTCCATCTACTCGTAATGAACGCGAGACACGGGACTGGACGGCGTCAGATGCAGGCATAGGGCCAAACGACCCATGCAAGCACATCTACGCTGTTCGGATGTATCGAGGGGAATCCATTGAGGCACCTCCCGATGTGCCCGACATCCCAGACATGGGAGGGGTTGTTGATTTGTAAGTTAGCAAGTGAGTGAGTGATTATGCCTAACTTCTCTTGTTTGATTCCGGCCCATAACGCTGAAGCGACTATCCGGCAATGCGTTGAATCTGCGTTGGTGGACTTTGATGAAGTCATTGTCTACGCTGATGGATGCACTGATCGCACTGTGGCTATCTGCCAGTCCATTGCTCAAAACAACCCCAAAGGACAAAACTTTAGGGTGATCAATAAAGATGCAGGCAATGGTTCAGGTCAACCCGTGGGCGATCAGGTGGCACGAAACATTTTGTGGAAGGAGGCAAAAGGGGACTATGTTACCTGGCTTGATAGTGATGATTTTCGGATTGTTAATACTGCTTATCGGCAAGCATCTCAACTCCAAGTAGCTCAAGCCAACGGCAAAAAATGTATTGCCAGCATTGGGCATTTTGTCCGCTACTACAAAGAACCCTACCCCAACTTGGACATTTATCGAGACATCCCCGATTCTCTTGACGGAGGCTTTTGGGAACTGTTTATTGATAGACGAATTCAGGTTGGGGCTATTTTATGGGATGCCAGATTGTTACGAGAACTCCAATCAAAAGAAGATGTGGGAGTTTTGTGGGATGTTAACCGCAAGCGCCTTAAGGAATACTGGTTAGTTACTAAAGCGTTGCTGCATGGGTTTGAGTTTGATGTGCTAAATGAACACGTCACTTTCTATCGACAGGGATGGAATGAAGGGCAGTTATCTAACCTGTGCAACCACGCCGTTCTTTATTACAACACTGAGAGGGTATTGAGTAAATATTCAACCCCATTAATACCACCAGAAAAACTGGACTATTTCAAAGAAAGATCAGAAGGTATTGAGCGGATGTATCAGAAATTAATTCGGGATCAACAGGGAATGAAGATAAAACGAAAATCCTTGGCGGTGGATTGAATCAAACTAGTAAAAATCGGCGAGAATAAAATCAATCCTACCAACCACTCATGTACAGAGTTTCTGGCCAGTCTTCTCTTAACAACGCGTTGTCAGCCTTGCAGGAGGCTGGCAATGTCTCGTTGCAGGCCAAGGAAACTCTGGAGCAGGTTTCTCCAACCAAAGTTGAAAAATCAATTGACTTGAACCTGCAAGTCAACAAGACGGTGGATATTCCCCCAGGATTGCAAACACCTGTTCAACCTTCTTCCTTCGCCCTTCCTCCTACCTATGCTTTGACAGGGGTGGGGGAATTAACCCCTGAGGAACCTGTTTACATCCCCGCACCTGAACCTGAACCAAGTTCATTAATTCCTAGAGTCTTGCCTGCCATCGTTGGATTGTTTTAGATGCCATACAATCTCACTCCTAGTTCAACCCCTTGGGTAAAAGTTCGACGAGACACAGATGGGTCTAGCGGCACAGGCAGCAACCCGTCTGACCCATTAGTGTTTGAGTCGTTTAGCCCTGACTTGGGCATTACATCGGATAGCGCAGCCAGTTCTGACGCAGGCACGTTTAGCCTGATTGCCTTATTTAAGCGACTCCTGCAAAAGCTGACAGGTATTGCAGCGGGGTTACCTACAGTGTTAGGCCAAGCCACAAAAGCTAACTCTTTCCCTGTCACTTTGGCATCTGATTCAGACGTTCTTTCAGTCAATGGGTCAGGGTTTACTCAGCCTGTTAGCGCTGCTTCCCTTCCCCTGCCATCCGGTGCAGCTACAGCCGCTAATCAAGGGGTGGCAAACACGTCACTCAATAATATTGATGCAGCTATTGGCGATGCGGCTGATGGCGCAGCCAGCTCTGACACGGGTACGTTTAGCCTGCTGGCACTAACCAAGCGAGGATTGCAACAAACAACAGCGTTACAGTCTCAACTTCCTTCCGCCTTAGGTTTTCAACCTGTTTCTAATTCAATTTCAGTTTGTTATGCCAATAACGGGCCTGATGTCCCGGTGGCGTTGGTTAACGGCAAATACTCATTTGTTAGTCGGTCTGGGTCAACATCTGTGACGGCCAATCAAAAGACTCAGATTGCGGCAGCTAGCCCTACACGAAATTCCTTGTTTGTGCAGAACAGAAGCACCACGGTCGCCATTTCAATTTGGTCAGGTGCGTCTGGGGCTGAGTTTTTATTAGTGGTTCTTCAGCCTGGGTCAGTGGCAGACAACGGAGATTCGGTCACAATTACCAGCGGGGATCGCATTGCCGTCTCGTCAACTGGTTCATCTGTTGGCTACCTTGCGGTGGAGAAATAAATGGCAGCAATTACCGCAGCTCAATCAGGTGCATGGTCAGCAACTTCCACTTGGACTGGGGGAGTGGTTCCCGTTTCTGGCGATACTGTTACGATCGGTAGAGCATCAACGGGGCTAAATTACACCACCAATGCCGCAGGGTACGCGATTGGTGCGACAGCCATCACTCTCACTGGCGGTACGGGCACGATCGTCGCTAATGAAGCGGTCAAATTCGCAGGCGATCCGAACTATTACCGGGTCTCTGGCGCTTTAAGTGGGGGTGTGGTGACACTCGCCAGCCCCGGCTTGCTTCAAGCAATCCCAGCAGTTGCTACAGCAGTTTCAGCAGTGGGTTTTGCCGTTCTGGTTGATGGCACGTATACAGTGGGAGCGGACACAACAACCCCGGCAATCTCCCTGTCAGGATGCCTTTACGCTAGCCGATCAGCCAACTCCCAAATAACTCTCAGAGGCCATCTAAGACACACTGGAACATTTTGTACGCTTGATTACGGTACCAGTGAAAGCCCAATCCCGGCAGGGGTTACGGCAACTTTGTTAATCAATAGTTCCGCTACTCCGGCGAACGGAAAATACCACCTAGATTTTGGACAATCAACTGGCACAACTTATCGGTTATGTTCTTTGTGGGGAGCCGATAAAACTTACAGTTCGACCTTATCATCCACTGCCTCTGCAGCCGCTACATCTGTATCAGTAGCGGCTGCGAACGGATGGGCGTTAGACGATATTATCGTACTGGTTTCCGATTCAATCTCTGTCAATCAAAATGAGTCCAGAGTTGTTACTTCAATCTCTGGCTCAGGCCCATACACGATCGGTTTTTCGGGTGGCCTGACTTATCAACATTTGTCGGGCGGTGTTGTCTTAAATTTGTCTCGTAATGTTCGCGTTGGGTCAGCGTCAACGTCTAACTCAGCGAGTGCGTTTTTCAACCAACGCCAAGGGAATCCTGATTCTTCAATTGTTATCGTAAACACAGAATTTGCTATTGGCTCATCCCCTGCAGTAGGACTGCAAATGACTGCTACAGGTTCAGCAACGTCAGGGCAGCCGTATGGCACTATGCGAGGCATTTCAATTCACGACTTGACTTTTTCTAATGGGGCGACATTAACAAGTACCGGTTATCTGCTAAGTGTTTCGCAGAATTTATTTAGTCGCATTTTTGAAGACACAATCTTTTATTGTCGGGCAAAAGGATCCCGTGGTACAGCGGTTTCTAACGGTGCGTCCGGGGTTAAATTTTTGCGATCGTATTTTGTCAACTTGACGGCTGGGATCCTGCCCGCCACAGGAAACGGTGCCTTAGGAACCGAGGTGGAAGATAGCTATTTTTTGGCGAATACAATTGGAATTGAAGTACTCCTTTTAACTAATGCTATTTGTAAAAACACAACATTTCTAAAAAATGGGACTTGCTATCAAACAGCCCTGGACTCTGTGAGATTTGTGGGCTGCAACTTTGGTTCATCGTCTGACAACACGCTTATTGTTGGCCTGACAGCAAGCTGCAACTCTCAGATATATATGGGCTTTTGTAACGTTGACCTTGCAAATCTTTTTACGCAATCCCAATTAACGTCTGGCGCTTCGTCCGGCACGTATATTACTCTTGAAAAATCCGATCCGCTACCAACAATTTATCGAACTTACGACTATGCTGGGTATTTGAATAAAAACACCACAACAATTAGGCGATCGCTAAGCTCTATTGAGCTAAAGCCATACACGGTTGCCACCCGGCCCAGCCTCTACAAAACAACAATATCAGCAGTGAACGGAACTGATATCCGAGTGATTGGGTATTTTCAATTCGATACCAACTTCAGCACCACTTACCCACCGTCAATTTCATTTAGTGGGGCTGGTGTCTCTACAAGTTTTACGGCTCCAGCAACTGCCAACACTTGGCATAAATTCGACTTAACATTGTCGCCAACGAGTGACGGATTTATCGATGTTGTTGTCACGGCTAAATCACCCAACCTAACGGGGACGGCCTATCTTTCTGGCGTCAACTTTGCCCCCTTTATTACATCCACAAGGCACTATGGATTCTTGCCTGACAACAGCAAGCTGGGGCGCACTATTGACCCGTCCATCACACTTTCTGAATCGTCTGTAGCCGCGCTTTCTTCCCTGTCCACTCTTGATGATGTCCGTGATGCTTGCGAATACTGGACGTGCGAGAACCCATCTTCCACTGAGTTTGTAGATCTTTTAGAAGCTGTTGGCTCTCAAATTGTTTTCACCAAAAACCTGACTGTTGATTCAGGTGCTTCTTCGGTTGTTGCCTACAACTCAGGCTCAAATCTGGTGACCCTTAAAGGCTCAACCATCGGGGTTGGGTCTAAGTTTACGTCCCTAAAAAAAGACGGGGGAACGCTAACACTTACCACGCTGACAAATACGTTTCCAATTGAGACCACAGCAGGAACTACAATTAGTTTTACGACAGGGGGAGAAGTCACGCTGTCGGGTATATTTGCAGCCAGCACTACGGTTAGCGCTACGTCAGCGCTGATAGTAAATGTGCCTGCTGCACAAGGGGCTAATTTTGTCGCTGGGGCCAATGTCACGATCGTGGCATCTGTGGCGGCATCCCTTGTTGTTACTGGCCTTGAGTCTGGGTCAGTGGTTAAAGTTTATCGGACTTCCGATAATGCATTGCTAGCAGGAACTGATTTGTTGCCTGGAACCACATTTACCTATAACTACAGTTGGACAACAGATGTGTTGGTTGACGTGGTTGTAATGAGTTTGGATACGCAATATCGACGGATTAAAAATGTTGTTTTAAGTAGTACGGGGACTTCCTTTCCCGTCGAACAACTGCCCGACAATTCTTTCTTTGACCCCCCATAGCCCTATGAAACTGCAAATAGTTAACGCTACAAAAGGAGTTCCTAAAGGATTGACGTTTGATGTAACAGAACCAATAGGTGCAGGTTCAACCATCGAAGCATCAGTGAGAGGGTCTATGTATCGCTTTTTAATTGACGTGTTCCAGCTTAATCCTGACGGGACATTCACCGTTTCTAACTCAAACCTAGTTGCTACTCTCCGCGTGGTGGAATAATGGCTAAAATTATTGATCCAGATTTGCTTGTTGTTGGCACCAACTTAGCCGTCAACACCTCAACTAAAAAAATCACTCTTACGATTGCTGGGAGTCTTTCCACGGATGGGGTACAGCTTAACGCTATTGTTTCCAAAGCAAAACTGCTTTGGCTGGCCAGTGGCTCCACTTATATTGATGACCCCTATCCGTTTGATTTTGTATCTCCAAAAGTGAACGCCGACTTAATTAATGGTTGGGACTGGGGAGACGATACTACTCGCTACTTGATCCGAGACGGCGGTTGGACTTTGCGAGATAGTGGTGGGGTCGCCCAAGAGATTTGGTTCTGTCCAATTTCCTTGGGTGCAGTAGGGTCATCTGATCAGATTTACTTTCAGCAAGTGTCTGGTGGGAGTGTCACCAACTTTCAATTAACTGGCCCTATCAATCAACCCGTTAAAGTGTACGGGGATGCCACACACGGCAACTTTGATCGGCGTAGCTACTTCAAAATGTTTGTGCGCGAATATGCCAAACTTTACGCTCAAGCGAGTCTTGCAGATATCGGGGAGACAACACTTGAATCTCAAAAGTATGGCTTTCCCCTGTCCAATGGCACAGACATTAAAATCGCTGACAATGACGCAACTGTTGCTGGCAGCGCACCCTACACGGGAATGTCAATCACCTATTACGCCACTGACCAAGCTCGAACAATTAGTGGGTTATCCTACAACTTCCGCATTATTGTTAATGGCAACAACGGAACGGCTGAACAGATTTATACATTCTGTCAGTATAAGCTAAGGCAGAACTCTGACATTGACTCTGGCGCTGGAACAGTAATCGGTAAAACAGCCGATTCTTTGATGTCGTTTCCTGGCAGTGGTAGCAACCTACTAACAGCACTAGGGGTCTACATTGACAACTTCAATTCCACAGACATCAACCGAATCAAGTTTACCGACCAGACAGGGGTAGAGCGGGAGTTTAATTACACCGCCGCCATGACCATCAACTTCAACTCCATTCTTCAGGCTGACGCTGATGCTATCTATGTGGCCTACTTCGCTTCAAGCTATGGCACAGGTTCACCTATTATTGTTGAAGATGCTAATGGCGACCCATGGACAGGATTGATTGATGGCAATGCTTCAATTGTTCATACATTTGCCTATGACACCAATGCTCAAGGGGGTCGAACACCAGGAACAGATGCCAGCATTATTGTTGTGGCGATCGGCAAAGAAACTGCTCAATGGACTAAATCTGATCCAGTCACATTAGCCCGCTCAACTACCAACAGCGTATCTTTAGCCGCCAACCTTGAACGCTCTTATGTAAACCCGTAGCAAACAAACAAAACTTATAAAAAACATATGCCAGTAACGTTTGATGGGAATAACAAATTAATTCGATGCACATCGGGCACTCGTTCCTTGGATGTGCAGCAAGATTTGTACATGGCTTCAAAGGATTGGTTGACAACAGTTGCTGGTGGAGTGCCTAGCAATTTGCACTGGCCACCACCATTTTCTGAGTCTATTGGTGGCCAAGCGTTGGGTAGTGGCAAGTTTGCAGGCCGAACATTTTTCCTGGCCAATGGCTGGAAAGTGTTGCCAGACGACGCAGACCACACACTAACAATTGATGGCAATTTGTTTAGAGACCCCGCTGACTCTACCCCAGCCTTGAACGATGTTGTCCCAGGCCGAACAGTTGTTGTTGCAGTTCGACCCAGCATTGAAGCCCAAGGAATTTCTACGGGTGGTTCTACATCAACTTCTTCCCCTGTCCATTACACAATGTAGAAACCTACAAAAATACTATGAGTCGAATTGCTGGCATTAGATCTATTGCAAAAAAGGTAATTGAACCACTTGGATTTACTGCCCTGACTACTGGTATTGGGTTAATGTCAGGACAGTCTGTTCCAGAGGCGATCGCTGAAGCGGTGCCAGGGGTGGCTGGCTCTTACTTGGGGCAACACCTGGCAGAAAAAGCATTGCCCAACCTAGGAACCAGATTCAGAGTCCGAGGTAAAGAGGTAGGCATACACCTGCCGGGGTTAGCAGGCTCATACTTGGGTGGAATGCTAGGGGCAGAAGCTGGAAGCAAAGCCTATGAAATGACAGGGGGAGAAGTTTCTGGCAATGAGCCATCTGGACTGGCCTATATTGCTGATGAGGTTTCTCTCCCTGTCCTCCAGGTTAGCAAGGCATTGATGGGGAAGTAAGCATTGTTCACTCTTGTGGTTTTAACTTTCTTGCAATTCTGGAAGGGAACTAGTGACTCTTTCGTCTCCCCTTTCCAGTCCCAGATGACTTTCACCGAAGAACGAGCGGGAAGCCCCTGTCTTCAGACACGGGGAGGAACGCGATTGGCGACTTGAGTCGCCTACATTAAAAGCCATACAAGTAACCGTCCTTTTTGTGAATGGGTTTGCAGTATTTGTGGCTAATCCCTGCCACTCTTCCATCGGTTGTCGCAATGTCGAACGAACCAGACGCACGACAGAGAACCCGACCTACATAAGAGCCGATTTTCTTGCCTGCCGTAACCGTTGCCCGAACAATATCGCCTGTCTGAAAGCCTTTGTGGATTTGCACTCTCGACTTATGTCGAGTCGGGAATCCAAACTTATTCGTACCGCACATCTGGCGCGTTCCATGCCCTTTAGCCGCAATAATCAACGGCTTTGAGGTGAGGATTTCGAGCGATTCGACGTTTCCAACACAAGCCGCGTCCAGCCAATGAGTTTTAGGCAAGCCTAATCGAGTGCGGTTGAACTTGGTCTGTCCGCCTGTTCCGGTCGCGACTGGTAATCCCGTTTCTTTCAGCGCGTTGAACAATGCCCATCGGGTTGAGTTAACGGCAGCCGCATCTTTAAGCGGCGATTTCGCCTGCTTAAGGATGCGGTTTAGCAAGTCATGCTTACCTGCTAAGAAATCTCGAATGTCTTGATTTCCTTTGCTCTGATTGCAAGCGTGGCAAGCAATTGTCAGGTTAGAAACTCGGTCAGAACCGCCTTTTGATCGAGGTTGAATATGCTCCACTTCAAGCGGGACATTCTCAACTGAACAGTAAGCACATTTCCGATTCCACTTTTCTAGTAGATACTCTCTGACTTCGTAGCCTTGCAATTCTCCCTGTTGATACTGAATGCCTGAGATTTCAGGATTCTGCATCAATTGCAGATCAAACCGCACTAACTCTTGAGTAATGTTCGTAATGGGTGCAAGCCGCATGAACTTGCGCACCCAAGTGAGCGTGGTTAAGACGCGATGCTGTAAGGACGGAGCTAACCAACCATCAGGGCGAGTCCGGTTGAGAAACCGCGCTTGACGATAGCGAGTTTTGCGATTCCGTCTGCCGCGTCGCAATTGGCGACGGGACAGTAACGCATCCTTGATTTGTTGCCCTCGATGCTGCAATTCTGCTCCAAAAATAACTTTGTTGCCTTGCTTGATCGCGATACCCGTAACCTTAGATCCTGGATCTAGCTTGAGTTCCAAGTCTTGCACCGGAGCATCAGGGCGCGATTCTTTCAGGATAATGGTGAACGGAAAACGACGAAACACCGCAGCTTTTCCCTCATTGAGAAGGTGACGTGCTGCTCCCGGATGAATCGGGTCTAGCGGTCGTTTTTCGGCATCTAGGACAAGAACATAGTTGGACATTGAGAGTCTCCATTGCTGGGTAATGTTCGCTTCGCCAATGTTTTCAAGGCTTGTCGTGCTGATTGCACTTCCTTAACCCACTACAGATGTTTAACAATCAGCGATAGAGCTACCAACTAGCGACGCATTTGTAGGTATCGTGACCTTGAAAACGTAGACCTCGAAGGTCTTAGGCTGGTCAGGTCGTGGCTTGCATCCCGCTCGAAGAGTCGGGCAGTCTACAAGCCCCTAGCTTTAGCTACGGGGTTCCTGACCCAAAGACCATCGCATCGACGGGCAACAACCGTACCCTGAGAGGTATTTGCACCACCTGAATTAAACTTAACTTGATACCGCTTTTCCCGTGGAATCGGAAAGTATTCATGCTCAAAAGCTGGGATAGTTAGCTGACCATTGACCCCAGCATCTTTGCCACCATTCAATCCGCATTTAGCAAGCATAGTTAAACCTCAGTGTACTTGAATTCAATTCGATTAACTTCTCCCAATCCGATCTCGGAATCGCCAGCAATTGATTCAGCTTGAAAGCATCCCATCCGTGGGAAAAATAAAAACTGTCCCAAGTTTCTGGGCTTAACTCTAGCCATGCCTTTGAGCGCCTCAAGCCTTCCAGTCCCTTTTCCCACCGGACATGGGGCTGAAGACTATACCAGGCATCCCAATCCCTTTCTCCAAATTCATTTGTGCATGGCTGAAAATTTGCAATGACAGGATTTGGGAACTCGTCACAAACAGAGAAAGAAGTAACAACTGTGGATTTGGATCCATTTCTAAGCAGGCCAATCACCGATTCCCATCCTTGGCCCTGACTGTAGACTGATGTTTTCAGTCCTTTTTCAATTATTCCCGCCAGCCACTCTCTATTTTGTCCTTCAACGTAGCAGTGAAGTTCACATTGCCCATGCAGCCGCGTCATGAGCTTTACGGCGTCACTGCCCATCAAATAAGCAGTATTTAACTGCATTCCAAAAACATCTACTTTGTAGCCTCCGATTTCAAAATAGGCTTCTCCAACGGCCAGCCACACTTTTAGCGAACACTCAAAATTCAACCAAGAACCAACAACATCTTGCAATTGGTTGGCCAAATAGCAACCTTTGGGAATCAGATCGAAAAATGGATTATCGGACTTAGGAAAACGCGGAACATCCAGAGATGAGTAAAACCAACTGGCAATCTTGGCACCCATGCGGGCACGTTCGCATGATTGAACCTCAACCCGAGACTCTGGGCTATGAAATAATATTTTTCCCATTCTTCTATAAACCCCATTGCTTAAATGCCTTTTCCAAGTGTTTATTAATGTCAGCTTGCAGCGCATTAATTGATGTAGCCGAATTAATCATCAATCTTTTAACTCGATTGTCGTTGCGGAAAATCTTCGCATAGTTATTTGCAACCCTGACTAAATCATCTGGCTTTACTACAATGCCGTCACGATCTTTAATCCTCTGAATTGCGGTCAGAGTGAAAACATCAAACCAGAAAATCAGGTCTGGTACAATGCCGCCCGTTGCTATGTTATTAAGAAGTCTAATCTGTTTGATGTCGGCCTCACCTCGACAGCCTTGATAGGCAAGAGTGCTGTGAATGAATCTATCGCAGATTACAATTGCCCCACGGTCTAGCGCGGGTCGAATCACAGTATCCACATGAAGCGCTCTATCTGCTTCAAAAAGCAAGAGCTTTGCCATTGGGCTGACGTCTGGGCTTGATTGATAGAAGTCAACCAACTTGCCAATGCCGCTATCAGTTGGCTCTTTAGTAAAGACAACATCTTTTCCTGCCAGCAAGGACGACTGCCTGAGTAATTCGATTTGAGTGCTTTTACCAGATCCATCAATGCCCTCAAAAACAATTAGCTTGCCTTCCATTGAATATTTGCTCCTATCTTGGGCGTTGAAAAGTCCAGCCGTGCTTGGCAAACAATCGCTTGAATGAAGAGGGATTGCCTCCAAAGTAGAAAAGGATGCTAGGAAATGGAGCGCTGGATTCAGCACTACCAAACCTTAAATACCCTTCAATCAGACAAAACGCATCACAGGAGTCCATTAAGAGCTTGAACCATTTTGTGCGGTTGTCAGTCTTTGTTAAATAGACCCCTGACGTAGTTTCATGTCCAAGTCTTGAAACGAGTTTTGTTGCCCAAGGAATTTGATTGGAGTAGGGAGGATTGACAAATACATTGCCTTCCCATTCCTGAACCAAACCATTGTCATTGATGTCATATAAATGACGTGCTGGCACATTGGGATTTTCTTTGTCGTTACAGCATGGGTCTGTATCGATGCCGCCCCACAACTCCAGCAGGGATTCAATGATGGCAGGGGGAGTGAGATGGACATCAGTGCCACCATTCTTAATGCCTTGAGTACCTGGGTGGCAAGTTGGCTTTGAACTTAGCTGAATATATTCAATAGTCGTCACAATTCAATTGCTCCAATCTTTCTAACAACTCTTTCCTCTGCTGAATCACATCTGCCACTTGGGCCAATGCTTCAGCATCTCGACTGTCTTCTCCTGTCAACTCCATGACTACCCAACCGTGTTGTTGAGCTAATCGCTTTTTCTCAACGTCTCGTTGGATGCCAGAACCAGTATTGTGTCCTGTTCCGGCCTTGCGAGTGCCGCCATGAATCTCGATCGCTACCTTAAGGTTGATTGGCAGGGCAACAAAATCAAACTCAAATCGTCTCCCCGGAATCCCTCGATAGTGATGCCTAAGATCTAGGTCTGGGTAAAGCGACACCCACAAAAGAGCAAAGTCTCGCTCAAGTTCAGAATCGAAATCGCATTGTGGATCTACCCAGTTCCCCGGCTTGCCTAAAGGAATAGCTAACCCCACTTGCAAGCCAGGGACAGGGGAGAGAGCCATAGATCGACTGCGGCGCTTAGGCTCTCTCTTGGGCATGGTTCTGAGATGGCCCCATTAGATTAACGCCAAATTTAGGGTGAAGGACTGCTATCGCTGGAACGCCATAGTTGACCACAAAGAAGCAGTCAACCATGTTGAATTTAAGTTTTTCAAACACTAGCTTGCGTTCAAAGTAAAACGCAGTCATCCGAATATCTTCCGTCTTTTTGAGTGACAGGCTATTAGCCACTCCTACAGGAACGGCATAGGCCACTACATTGTTATACTTGGTGATGGCATACTTGGCCCCATTCTTTTTGATTTCTACCCTGATGTTTGACAGGCACAGGTTTAAATCGCTCGTTGAAACTGGCTCAAACTGCTGCTTGATTTCAGCAGTCAAAACGTACTTGTCCTCGCTGTTTTTTGCTGGTTTTTTGACCTTCTTTGTGCAGCCTCGATAATCTACAGGATAGCCACGCCATAAAGGGTTTTCTGCGTCCAGAATGTCAATTACGGCATTCCACTTTCCTGACTGAATACTGCCGTCAGAGTCGAACCAGCCAAACTCTTTAGCCTTGGCTTGGATAATTTGGATGTTGGTTTCATGTGCTTGTGCAAAATTTGCAGACATTGCTCTTTCTCCCTGTCATTCAATGGTTACTGCTCGACCGCCAACCCGAACTTGCTGCCCCTGTACTCGGCCTGCGGGGTTGGCGTATCGTCTGAGGTGCGCCCTGATTATTTCCTCTGGGGCTTGCTCTTGTATCTCAAGAAAAGCAAGCGGCCACTCTTCTAATCTCTCGTCAATTTCTCCGGTTACTGGGTTGATCCGAATCTGCCGAACTTGCGCTCGAACTGTTTGAACGTTCTGGCGTTTTTTGGAATCAACAGGAATGACAGGTTTTTGATCGGTCGTGTATCCCACCAGCGGCATAGGTGTGGGGCCGTTAGTGGCGTTGTAACCTCGCTTGCGCACTGATAATCCCGGCTTCCAATCTTCAATTTTCATTTGCCTTTTCCTTTCCCTTAGGCTTGCGGAATAACTTTGAGCAATCACGGCAGACTTGACTTGACTACCACTTTGAACGACGCTCAAAGAATAAAAAACAAGATGAGTATGCTCTTTAACCCATCGATTGACGACTCCTTGGTGGACTAAGAAAGCCAACACTTTTTGAACCTCCCAAGTGGTAAAAGTCTTGACAGGTAACGTCTTATCAGGGGACGCTTCGAGCTTGGCTAAAACTCGAAGCACCGCATCTGACATCATCTCTTTGTTGACAGCGTTTTCGTTGTCCTCAAGTTTTGATAAGGCAAACTTGAGGTATCCCAAAACCATTTTTCTAGATCTACCAAAAGCCTGCCTGTCGTTCCGGTTCGCACTCTTTTCTTGTTCAGACAAATTTTTTCTATCGTCCCTCAGGACGAAAAGAAAAAGAGTGTGAGCCAAGGAAGGGGTTGCAAGTAAATACTTGAGCCTTTGCTCGGTTAACTTGTCTCCGTCAGCGATTGCTGACGCAATATCCAAAATCATGGCTTTAGCCCGTTCCATTTCCTTGGGTGTTGCTCGGGCTATCCGAGGGGGGACAGGGAAGGGAGTACGCAGGTTAAGCGCCATCACTCTTCCTCCTGTCCTGCGGCTACCAATTCGGAGTAGTAGCGATCGTAGTCTTTGAGATAGCGTCCCCCCGCAGGCACGGCACAAGCTCCGTAGGGGTAGACGGATGAGCCGATAAACTCTCCATCCCGCAATCGAAACCGCTGCTCATTGCCTAGGACGGCGTGAGACTCAGTAATCTTTTTGATGGTCTGTAGTTTGCCAAGGTACTGCCAGTGCCCTGGTTGGCCTTGTCGCTCCACCCACACCCGGACAAAAACTGATTGCCCAGGTTGCCACGCTCGTCGCTTTCTCGGCATTATTCTTGCGCTCCATTACTTCTCAACGATTTCCGCTGCATCAGCGGAATACAAATCTACGTCTGGGTTGTTGATTTGCTTCAAATACTCTTTCGCCTCAGGGTGAACGGCGTGTAAACAAATCTTGCCATTAGCCTTAGGCCCACCAAGTTGCTGAAACCCACAAACCATCTCACCGTAAGAGTTCGAGATGCAAACCGTGTTTTCAAATAACCACTGTAGACGTTCCCCATTACCATCTTCGGATGACTCGGCAGGGTTGTCAACAAGATGATTTGTCGTCTCGTCAAGACTAGATGGGACAGGGGAAGGGGGTGCTTGTTCTGGTGACATTTCAGATGACTCTTGAGGGTCAATGACGGATGATTTTAGTTTTGGGGCTAAATCTTCCGTCTCACAACTACTTGGAAACGTGTTCTGAGAACATTCCGATCTCATTTCTTTCTTGTTTGTTGAAGAAGTGTAATATCTGTCATATCTGTCATGGGCGGGGGTTTCAAGGTTTTGACTTGTGTAATTAACTGTCATCCCATTGCCACTCTCTCCCTGTCCAGATCGAGACATAAGAGACTGGCGGTAGAGTCCTGAGACAATGTAGGGCCGCTTGGATTTTTCTGGCCGGACGCCTATGCCCAAAATAAATGATCCTTTCTGATTGCGATAGCGATAGTTCTTGATATCAGGGTTGAGCTTGAGTAGCACTAGGTTGGCATTTAGGCTTGTGCTGAAATCTTTCAGATTACTTCTGCGGTACTGCCCTGTGCGCTGGCACCAATCAACGTATTCGCTGTACAAAGAGGACTCGTCAGGCTCGGAGCGACTGACACCTACCCTGGTTCGCAGCAGTGGCAACCCGTCCTCACCTGGGGTCATATCCATGTAGCAACAGTCTTCGATGAATTGCATGGCTTGACTGTTGCTCAGTGCAGCGTCTACCTTCCCGTCAAGAAGCGCTGGGCACCGCTCGACGGGGTTGAGCAAAAAACTTTCTGCATCCTCCTTTGAATAAGAGCAGAGCAAATCAAAAAAGGCTTGATAGTAAGGCGACAGCTTGGACAACAGTTGCGGGTCATCCTTAAACCGAATCTTGCCACCCCAGTTGATTGTGATTCTGCGACGAAGCGCCCCACCTCCTTCTACTAAGTGGATGGGTTGCTCAGCGCAAATCATCAAGTGGCCTCGAAATGCCTGCTGGTCATCCTGCTGCTGTTGATCGCCCTTAGCTTCAAGAGCTACGGCGTCATCCCCGACCAGGGTTTCGACTATCTTGGATTGAACCTGATGGACAGGTTCGTCAGGGCAAACCAGCAACTTCGCATTGATAACCCGCAGGATTTCAAATCGGTTGTTGTCCAACTTTTGCAAGCTGGAAGAAACCATCTGCTGAGGCCCCAACAGCGCTGACATGATCCGAACCAGCGTGGACTTACCAGAGCCAGGAGTGCCAATAATCTCAAGGAACTTTTGATGCTCGTTGTTGCCGTAGATGGTGCTAGACGCAAATGCACAAACCAACCGGGCGACATCCTCTCCCCCTGCCGATGCGGCCAACCACTGCCACAGGGGGCCAGCACTTTGCTCTAATTCTTCTTTGCTGAGAGTGTTAAAGATGTGTGGCCGATACTCCCACGGCAACTTACTGGTGAAATAGTCTTCTTTCTCAAAGCCTCGGAATTGGTTGATCGACTTATCCAAAACGCCGTTAGCAAATGCCACTAGATGAGTAGCAGGCTCAAACTGGTCTAAGTCCAGCGCCAGATTCATCCGAAGAAACCCGATCGCCTCTTTAATGTTGTTCATGCTGGGAGAGGCCCCTAGCAGAACGTAGTGGCTATCAACAACCTTGAGAATCTTTTCATCCGCTCGGCGTTCCCACAAGCCAGTGGTGTGCTGGAATTCCCACCACTGTCCTACGCTGGACTTGGAAGACCTGGAGTTAACGACATAACGCAGCCCTCCATCATTGCTTTCAACAAAGTCAAGAGCGACTTCACGAGGTGCCCAGCGCTGGCGAGACGTTATGATTTTGGGCTGGGCATTGGCATTAGCGGCAGAGACAGGGGAAGAGTTCATGCTTGCCCCCTGAGGTTGAGCGTGGCGGGCTGTAACGGCAGCACTATCAAATTGATGTGCTGTGAAGATTGAATCAACATAAGACTGAATCCATTCGGCTGAGATTGTGGACGGGCCTAGCTCACCCACCAACCCATTCACCATGTCCTTAAAGTCTCCCTTGATGGGCAATGTCGGTACCAGGCCGGACATATCAACCACCAAGCAATAGACACCCTTGCCCATCATTGTGGCCCACACCCGTTGGGCTTTGACCCAGCCCCCGTGGTCATTGTCTGGGAAGTACACCAGCGACAATCCATTAGCCAATAACTGATCGGCCAGTAGAGACAATTTGCCTTCTCCCCAGTCTCCACCCCAGAGGGTAGTAGCTCCGAGGCCAGTAGCAGAAATGAAAGCGTCAGCAGTGCCCTCACCTTCAAGCATGGCGATTGCTGTAGCAGTCTCACGGTTAGACCAATGAGACAGGCAGGCAGATAATTGATAGGGGGGTAGGAGTTTGTCCCCTCCTTTGCCTGCTTGCCAGCGGTTATTGACCCACTTGCGGTAGGTGTATCGAGGTTTCTGATCGGCAATCCTTTCCCCCCTGTCATTCAACAGTTCCTCCCTGCGGAGGAACTGTTGAGTATCCTCTGTGCTGTAATCGAAGTGCCAGCTTCGGCAGGGCAGATTGCCCATAAAGGTCACGTCACGGGATACGTGAACTGGGGCAATATGGTCAGACACGGCCATCAGTTGAATAGTCGCTGGTGCTGCTGGAAGACTCTGCTGCACCTTGATAGGCAGATAGTCAAACCACTCCAACGCTGGGACATTCTTCCAGTCGATCGTTGGCTTGGGTTCTAGCACCTGGTAGCGATTGGGGATTAACCGCTTGTTGGTGGTGGCAGTCGGTTGAGGCAGCGCCTGGCCTCTGGCTTTGTAGCCCAGTGCCCGAGCAATCGCTTTTGTGTCTTTGCAGGTGTAGCAGTCGTACTTAATGCCGTCCGACTGAATCTCTAGATTGTTGCCCTCGCAGTTGGGGCAGATGTATCGCTTCCGTCCAGGACGCTTAGGGTCTGGTGCTGGCACCAACCAGTCAAGATATTGCCCAATCACAAACTCGCCAAACCTGTGGGCGCTGGGCATGGAGACAGGGGAAGAAGTCGCCACCCCGGTGATGCCCTCTTGAGTTGCCGTGGCTCCACCAACGTCTTGAGGTTGGGTTTTGGACTTGAAGCCGACGAATTGTTGTTTACAAGCGGACTGTTTTTTGTTACGATTGCGCTTAGTCATTGGAAAACCTCTTAGTGTAATTACGATTGGGCATTGAGAACCTCCTGTGACAACTTGCCAAAAGAGTAAGGCCGCGAACCATTTACTTCATAGGCAATTTCCTCAAGTGAAACTACAACCCACCCCTCGGTGGGTTTTTTGTTGGCTAGGGGTTGATGCGCTTGCGCCACTGGGCTAGCTTTAGCTTTAGCACTGCGCTTCCTGAGTAAACTTTTCCTCCTGTCCCCACCAGGACTTTGGTGGGTGCCGACTGGGATTGATACTGATCGATTAGGTTCTGTATCTCTGCATCATCCAGTCTGTTGAGTTTGCTGCTTCTGCCATAGTCAGCAGTGGCGTATTTTTTGTCGTTTGTGTTGCCCTTTGACTTGTAGCGACTCATTGATTTGCTCCAACTTATCAGTCGTTCTGCCATTATCGCTTGCTGTCTCGTTGAAGGCAATCGTATTTTAGTAGTCTTACGTGAGACTCAAAGTGAGACAGTAGAAATACTGACAGGGCCATCAACGACCGCACCCACAAGGGGATGCGGCTTGCCTCTAGAGCCTAAGCCCTGGGGCGTCCGGCAGATTGGTCAAACTCTCATGCCAGTCCTATCGTCCTCCCACGCTTTATAAATACAACCCAAAATATTCAGGCCAATGCTTGCTCAAGCTGCTTGTAGTAGTGCTTTGATAGATATTTCGAGAGTCTTTCTTCCCACTCCAGTTCTGCCGCTGCAACCTCTTGAGGAGTGAGGATAAATAGCTGGGCACGCTCAGGTGCCGCCACTTGAATCATCAATTGCTCAATCTCAATACCCAAGCATCCCTCTGCTAGTTTTCTATAGGCCACCAACTGCATGGAACACTTAAAAAAGGAATGCCACCCTGAGTTTTTCTCTTGGTAGTCGTTGCAAATGGCAATTGCATCTGCGTCCCCCTCTCGCTTTTTGGCGTACCAGTATTTGCCGGGATATTGGGGTTTGTCTCGGTAGTAAAGGCGTTTACTAGTCTTGAGGTCTGAGAGAGTCAGCTTGCCGTTGAACAACCCAACATCATCCGGACATCCGGCATAGGACAGGGAAGAAGAGTAGAGCCGCCCTCGGACGTAGCCCATCTTCTTGTCAAAATACGTTAGGTGCTTGTGGGTGTCTACCCACAGACCCACAGGTTTCTCACACCACATATGTTGATTTAAATCCCATCCTGCTAAGTGAGGATAGAGGTTGCGGAATAGGGCGATCGTATCTTCTGGGTAGCCCGTGGACTGGATGAAATCTTTGGTAATAGGCTGGCCCAATATATAGGACTCACGCAGGCCATGAACAGCGGTGCCTCTATCCCGTGCCTCTTCCCCTGTCCGGCCTGCTTCTTTCTCACGGGCAGACCACTTCTGAATAGCGGCCCGTGCCTTGGTCGGCATAGTCGCATCCAAGATTGTGGTCACTGACGGTAGTAGTTCACCCTGAGGAGTGGGATAGAATCGCATTGCAACAATAAAGTGTTGTTAACAAGTTAATTCTATCCCTTGAAATGTAGGGTTAAACCTGCAATGCACCAGCAATAATTTCAAGGTCTTGATAGCCTTCGTCCGTAAGTCCTAAATATTCAGCTTTTACCATCTCTCCTAATTTATAAACAAAAAAGACAGGGGAAGAAATAGCCAAAGGCACTCTCTCTTCTCCTGTCCAGTACTCAAACAACCTTGGGGGTTAACCCAGAATCACGACATCTTCAGATGTCAAGTTTTCCCCTAGATATTTCTTGATGTTTTGGATGGCTTCGAGTTTCCACATAGAACCATCCGCCTCAAACAAAGATACCATTGGCAGGCCATCTTTACCGGATTGCTGGAACCGAATTAGAAACTTGCTAATCGGTTGAGCAATCTCTGGGAAAGTGCGATATGGTGCCAACTCTACGATCGGGTCAACTATCTCTGATCCGACACGAGAAACCCCAGCAGAAACCGTCACCTGTTGGCTTAATCCATCATCGGTCATTGTTTTAACACTCTCCGATCGGAGGTTGCCCAGCAACTTAAGAACTTTACTTTTATCGCTTGAGTCAACAAAGTTGGAGGCAATTTTAATAATCGCTTCTTCGACCGCAATGAATCGACCAAACGGGAATGGCTCATTAAGAAACCCGCGTGTAGTTGCTTCTACCAATACAGCACGGCGATCGTACTGGTCTAAGTCGCCATAGACGTAAACTTCCATGTGACCATCCACATGGATAAAACTGACAGACTGAACGTTATCCACATAGCCACAAAGCCCTTCCAGGGTTGAAACCACAATTGTCTCTTGCAATCTTGGCTGCGGCGGCAGATGGACGGGACGCGAAGTGTAGTTTTGTCCATCAATGTCATGAACCTGGACACCAGCGCTGTCTTGAATGGCTTTGACAACATCACTCGGAACTAATTCGTTGGGCATGATTAAAGCCTCAAAAACTAACAGTTGGACAGAAGAGAAAGTGTTCCGGAAAAAAGCAATTATTCAACCACCTTTAACCCAGGGATAGATTCTTGTTCGTAGCCATTAAACTCGGTCACATTAAAATGGCCATCACGACCTGACTCGATAAAGATCGAGGTTTCGCAGGGTTCTTCAGCTACTAACTTGAGATCAACCTTCGCTTTGACCTCGGCCATTTCCCGTTTCATGTTCGGCTTAAACTCAAGCGTGATGACAATCTTTCGAGCGGCGCAAGGATTCGTGTTTGGATCAAGAATATTGGCAATAACTTTTGTCAGTGCCGCATTAAACTTTTCCGCAACGGCCCCACCGGCCAATTCGGCAATATCCAAAAATGATTTCTTGAGCATAATTTCTCCTAGTTCAAAACACAAAACTGGGGCAGACTAAGCCACCCCAGAAATGTACTCAGTTCCTACCAGTCAATGCCGTCATCGTCTGCCACTGTGGCAACCACTGTGATCGCGTCTTCTCCCGTCCCTGCACCTAAAGAACTTTGGGGGAGTTGTGGGCGATCGCTCAGGTCAACTCCTGGCAACGCCTGATGATACTGTGCTAGGGACTCCAATCCTGGCTTGGCAAAATTGCGGGATGCCTCCACCAACTCCTTCAGTTCGTCAGCCAGTTGTCCCAAGAAGTGGCGGCAGAACTCTTCAGGACTTGCACCGCTCGGCTCCTCAAATGAACCAACAGTAGTCACATCAGACTTGGCATCCTGCCCCTCCTTTGTCACCACTAGCGTAGGAGCAAATACCCCCATCGCACAGAACGCTTGGTTCTTGGGTGAGAATCCAGTTTTGGTGACCTTGGCATAAGCAGATGCCAACTGGATTTTGAATTGCTCGTAGGCTTGCCCAAAGGAAACCGCCGCCGCTCCTTTGATCGACAACATGAATGGAATATCGTGAAGCCGTTGGTTGTTTTCGTCCAGCAGGTAGAACAAGTAAAAAGTGCGAAGAGTTGAGAAGCCCTCAACCTTCATTTTTTCGTGGAGGTCTTTCCCCTCTGGGGTTTCGTAGTTTCCTACGATAGTTCCGGGCTTCAACTCCTCTTTAGTGTGAGGATGAATCGGAAACTTGCCATTATTCTTCTTAGCCTCAACGAAACGAGAAGACTGGTTGATAATGAGCATCCGGGGGGCTTGTAGAAGCAAGCCTAACTCTTTATTGCCTGCTCCAAATGTGTTGGTGTGACTGGGGGAAGGGCCATGCCATCCAGCCATTTTTAGCGCATCTTCTTTAATGAACATTCCGTGCAATGGTTCAGGCTTCTGGTTAAGCATGATTGCTATAGGAAACTTAACCATCTCAGTTGCTCGGTACTGCTCATCAGAAAATTGTTTGAGGTCAAAAGACAGGGGAGAAGCTACGGGTTGTTGCTCGGTGGTTGTGGTTGCATTCGCTTTAGCCATGATGTCGTTATTCTCCGTTGTGTTCGTTGTGTTCGTTGTGTTCATTAATCAATTAGATGGTGGCTGTTTTCAGCCGTGAGTCACAACAATCACCTCCTTAGGGGTCACGTCAATCAACCAAGAGCAGCAAGAGGGATATATCCCCAGCCTAGGAAGGTCAACCCTCTTGCTATCTCTATTTTACGCTGACTCGTTGTTGTTCACAAGAGGGTTTTGTGATGAGCCAGCAAAGAAATGAAAACTAGAATTCTCCGTGGAATCCTTTCCCTAGCGTGGCTTGCAGTGCTTGGATGGCGGCAATCACTTGTTCTTTGCTCAAGCCCTCAAGAGTAAGATCGAAAACCTCTTGTCCACTGCGAGTGTCATATTCGGGGGATAGCTCAATTGATGCCATTTCCTTCCCCTGTCCTAATGCCCCAACTACTCGTTGGCCCTGGAGGTCATTGGTTCGCCAAGGCATGGTGGCTTGGATGATTTGACGGGTTGATGATTGCTGCTGACGGATCGCTTGAATATGCGTTGCCTGAGTTTCTAACGCCTTCTCAAACAAAGTGCGAACGTCCGACAGGAAGGGGGCGCGGGTTAGGCATTCGCATAATCTCCAAGGCTCAATACTGGCACTAGCATTGAACTGCAGGTGCTTGTCAAGCGTGGTTTTTGGGAGGTATCTCAACACATTGTTGCGTTTGATCGGAGCCAGAACTATCTTGGTTCCAGTGTTTTCCAGTCGGGTTTCAATCTGATAACTGTGGTCGGTTTGTCTAGCTTGCCAATAACTGGCTAGACCTTTGTCATCGCTTCTTCCACCGATTAACTGCCACCCAAAGCGAGTAGCGATGTATGCCATTTTCTCGGCAAATTCACGCGACTCGATCTTGCGGAATGGGGTAATCGAAATGGGTTGAATGGCTGTCATTTGTAATACTCCTTGATTCACTTATTCAAACAATGCGTCCCAGGCTTTGTGCAAGTCCTGAAATTCTTTTGATTGTGAAATCCTTTCAAATAGTTCTTGTGATGCCTCGCGAGTATTAGAAAACTCTTGACCATCGCAAGTAAACGATTCTTCAGGGTAGTCACCCGCAATGGTTATCGCATCTCCTTTCCATGTCCCAATCAGGGGATGTAAAACTTGTAAAGATAGGAATCGCAAAGCAAAAGTGCTAGCACTTCCATCGTGCTATTAAACTCTCCCATCTTCAACCTATCGCCAAAGTCGTGAGGATGAAGATACTGTTTCTTTGTTGTGTTGACAATGTAGAAATACTGTCCCATGATTACCTCTTATATGCAAATGGGAGAAAGGCTTTCAAAGTAGTGAATAAACTCAATCTGGTACTGCCTATGGGGCTTGCTGAGCAAGGTTGTCAGCGGGGTGAGCATAACCTTTTGATGCCTTGGAAAAATCCAAGCCACATTCTTTAGCTGGTATCTGTTGTCGCAGTCAAAGCCCACATAGGCTAATTGCTGAACAAGACTCTCAAATGTCATTGGCCTCCGCTTCATCGATGTTTTGATTTCTACCAAGGTCGAGCCAATAATTAACTGAGCGTCAGCAGGGATAAACCTTGACCCGTAAAATGTGGGGGTTAGCTTTATGTCAAAATTTTCTACTTTGGTTGCCCCCAAATAGTTGGGAATCAACTCAACCAATGCAGCGACATCCTTGGCTGACTCTTCTAGGTCGGGCGGCAACTTGCTTCCTTTAGCTAACAGCCCAGACTCGCCTCCTGCTCTGTAGATTCTTTCAAGTTCAGCCATCGCTAGATAGCGCAATGGGTGTTGCTGTTCAAGAGCTTCCAGTAGCCGAGGGAAAGCTCCCTGCTGGATCGCTACATTCCCGGCAATGGTTTCCTCTAGCAAGTCCTGGTTGGCAAAGAAATTGGTTAGGTAATCCTTGATGGCATAGGTCATAGCTGCACCAATCTCAGGGAAGAGTAGCCTGTCAAATTCGCCACCTCTACAAGGAGTAGACTTGGCTAATCTGTTGTTCATCTCCTCGACTACATGACGAGCCTCTGGCACGAGGCTAATTGTGACCAGTTGTGTGATCGGATGGCGGTCATCTTTGAGGACAGTGGTTAAGCTCGTCACTTACGCCTCCTACAACATCAAAAAGTTCAGACTTTTGGATACTTTTCAAACTCTTGCACCCATTCATCAATCGACAAGAAAGTTTCATGGTCACTTTCGTCACTCCACACCCACCACCCTTTACACTGCTGAGACAGGGAGAGAATACGGTGGCACTCCTCGCTTGGTTGTGGCTGGTGGCATTCATTCCATAGGACGTATTCCACCCCATCCATCCACCCTGCAAAGTAAGTTGCCTTTGACCATGCCGCCATTGCTTTGCAAAGGTCAAATGCGGCCCTAGGCTCTGGGCTTTTAAGAGATTCCTGCCAGACAGCAAGCTGGTCAGAAATGTTGCAATAGCTAGGTTGACTCATTGCTCACGCTCCCTCAAAAATCAACATCAAAATACTCGACGATCGCAGACTCTAGCGCTGTAACCTCTTCCCCCTGTCCTCTTTGCTCGGCGTAGTAATCGATGATTGCCTGTTCGCTGCGGCCTGGGCTTTTCAGTCCAAACCGATGGCGGAACATCATCAACTCCACAAGGCGTGGTGACAGGGGGAAGAGTGCAAGGATAGATGCAGGAGTCCGGTATTTAGGAAGCCCATCCGACTGCTGAGGTGTCAGATGGGTTTTATCAAATGAGATCTGGATCTGGGTTGTCATAAGGTAAGTTCCAGCCGATTGATAACCACATACCCTTCTGGCGGTGTAGCTGCTTTGGCTAACTCACCAGGTAGGACGAATTCGACACCAAAAGTCCGAGCGTAATGCTGGCCACCGTAATGGACAACATTGATGTCTTTGTCTTCAAGTCCTGGGAAATCCGATTTGGCTATGTCAGCTAGTTGCTTGACAAACTCAAAACTTTTCGCGTAGCAGTTTGAACGAACAACTCCCATTGCTAAATGGTTGGTTGTGGGGTTGTGCAGTCGCACTTCTTTCACAATCAGAACTTCACTCATCATCTTTCCCTTACTGAATTGGTTTGACTACTACTGGCGGCATATTTCGACTTCCTCCCCCTGCCGTGCCTTTGGGTTGCCCCTGCCCTGGAGGAGAAGAGAACTGGGCATTAGCGGGTTAAGGGCAGGGGGAGAGGGACAAAAACAACGCTGCGACTACTGAAAAGATTTGAAACTTCATGGCATCACTCCAAAGGATTTACAATGCCGAGGCATCAACAACGGAACACACAACGGAGGGAATTTAGCTGTCAGAGCTATCAGGCGATTCGTCTAGAGCCTTTATCTTTCTGGCTAATTCAAAGAGTTGCTGGTGGGTTTCGCTTGTTCTAAGAACGTAGTCAACGCTTACCTCAGGATTGCGAAGTACAGACTCGTAAAGGCGTAATGCAATTTCGGTCAATGATGGTGTTGTCATTGCTTTGCTCCTAATCGACTAAAACTGATACACCCAGTCCGACGACCAACGTTTGCGAACACCCCAGCCTTTGGCAGGAACCAGCTTGTTTTCTTTCATGGTTCCGTGAAGAAACACAAACCGAGGGATTACCCGTGGTGAGTACATTCCATCTACAGCCAGATAGTAGTCTGTGCCGTAGGAGCCATCTGGTAGCTTGACTAACGACTCGTTAAAGCGGAAGCCAAAAGCACGGGCTGAGGTGGCCAATAAGCGCTGGCGATCCAGGTATTCCTGGAATTCAAAGAATGGAGAGTAGCTTTCTAAAACCTCGCAACCTTTGATAGTGGAAAAGAGTGGTGACATTGTTTATTGCTCCAAGTATTTTGAAGCGGCTTTAAAAAATGACTCTGCGGCGACATGAGCTTCTAGTGCTAGCCGCTCATAGTAAGGAGATGAAGGCTTGACAAGAGAAGGCCGAGTCTCTTTACCGATCATAATTTTGTAAACCTCAGCAGCCATTTGGACTTGCAGGGTCAACTCATTTTTACTTTTGCTTTCGCTCATTGCATTACTCCAAAATTACTAGCTAACAATCTTCTGAAAGAACTCTCTCTGCCACACCCCGCAAGGCTTTTAGCCATTCTGGGTGCTTCGCAACTACGACTTACCTGTATAAGCTATCTTATAGTTTGACGAGACGTTAGTCAAGTAGAGCGCGGGTACCAGAGGGCTACTCGTCTAGTCTTTCAGAGATAGTTTGCTTGTTCGGACTTCTCCTGATGGATGCAGCGATCGTCGGGGAAGTAGTGGTCGTATCGCACATCCACAGGAGAAGCACTCACTCGCGATTGGTGACCTCGCCCTAGCTGGCAACCTCGGTCTGTGCGCTAGGAAACAGCCGGAAAGGTTGTGGAGGAGGGGACAGGGAAAAGTGGTTTGCTAGAAAGGCAGGTAGTAACCCATCGCTTTTCCCAGCACTACTTGATACTCAGGGTCGGCGTCCGGCATTACTTCATCTAAAGAAGTCTTGCCAATCAGAATATCGTCCGCCAAGGCATAAAACTCTTTCAAAAACTCGCTTAGGTTTGGGCGTGGCCAGCGCAGATTTCGGGTCAGCCCAAGCTCTTGAGCAACTTTACGTGCTGCTACCACGGGTTCTACGTTGTGCTCCAGGATAAGCCAAAAGTAGCGCCTAAAGGCTTCCTTGCTTCCCATCGCAAATGGGTTACTGATTGCGGAAAAGTTAAGTGTGGTTGTCATGGCTTTGGTTACCTTCAAATTAAACGACAGGGGGAGAAAGTATAAGCCACTTCCCTCCCTGTCATTCGGGCTGTTTATTTAATCGTGAAACCTGGATCGTAACTTTGTAACCCAAGCAGCTCAGGTCTCTCTCAGCGATCGCCCACCTAGGGGGCTTCCCTGCCAGCCATCGGGTAAGACGGTGATGAATTGCTTTGAGAGCTTCATCAGTCTCAGCCCCAATAATTTGACTAGCGCCGTAGAGGGTAAGCCCTTGTTCGTCAAGAGCTTGTTTTAGAAGGGCTTCCATCATTTAGCCCAAAGCTCCCGGTGCTTAGCTGGGACTGAATCGATACCCCACAATTTGATAGCTTCTTGAATTGAAGCAAGCAATTCTTTTGCGGTCATTTCACAAATCCTGCCAGTGTCGATGACAGACTTGACGCCTACATTCTCAATCGTCATTCCAGGGGGTGTGCAGCCATATGGCTCAATTTCGCGTCGACTTGGGAAATACCAGTCTCCTGGGCTATCGCTGTCGGCTGCAATTAACCCGTTTTCAAACTCTAGAACGGTGTAGGAGTGGTAAACACCGTATTCCTTGTCCTCGGCTGTCACTTCCAAAACCTTAGCTATGAGAACTTTGCTGGCCACCATTCACATTGCTCCTTGTTACTTGCTCGACTAAATCAAGTATCGCCAATTCTGGAGATAGTGTCAACCCTTTCATCGCAGATATTCTCTCTCCCAACCCAGAAGGACAGGGAGAAAATTGGGCCTTATCTAGCGTCACCCAAAGTTACAAATTAGGGCAATGACGATGGATGACGGATGGACGGGTAAAACCCTCGACCAAATAACTAGAGGGAAACGTTCTCTAGGCACGTTCAAAAAGAACGTTTAGATCTTATTTCCTTTCTAAACTGGGAAAGAGTGTAATAACTGTCTAATCCGTCATTGCCAGGGGTTTCGAGGTTTTACAAACGTCATCACTACCGTCACAACCATCATTCTCTCCCCTGCCTAGAGAAGAAAAGTTAGATAAAGTGACAGGGGGAAGTTAGATAAAGTGACATTGCCGTGTCATCTTCGATGACGTGTGGATGTCTTATTGGATGACGTGCCATGAGCCATCCCCTCCCCCTGTCTTCTAGTGAGACGTGACAGAAGTGGCTCAATTTAGTTGATGAGTTGTCAGATTGGTTAAAATAAAAATGCGGCCCAGGCTTTAGGGAACCCAGACCGCCAGCTAAATGCTTGAGGATGCAAGCCTAGCCATTGCATAAATTGTAACCTTGCTGGCTTTGTGGCATCAAGCATCTTGAACCCACTACAAAGGATACAACCATGTCCAGCTTACAGACGACTGAAACCAATGTTCCTGGCGTTGAACTTATTTACTTGGAAGACCAGGATGTCGCCGGAATTCATATTCGAGGACTGGCTAGGCTACTGGGCTGCGATCAGAAAACCGTCCAGAGATTAACCGAGGGTGTGACGCCACAGCGTTTGTTGAACGTTGAAATCCAGACTGGGGGCGGCTTTCAAGGTGTGACATTCGTTTTGGAGGACGGAGTTGTTGAAATCCTGGAAAAACTGATTGATGGAAAACACAAAAAAGAGACTAAAGACTCTGCTCGTGCTTTATACCGTCAGTTTGCTAGGGCAGGCTTCAAGCTGTACACAATGCTTAAAGTAGCCCCCGACAGACTAAAAGTTAAGATTGACAGCTATGTCGAAGAAGTAGAGGCGTTGAAACTTAAGCGAGACATCTTAAAACTGGAAAATGATTTGTTTGACAAGCGCCATTATGTAGTCACGGCATTGCCTGAGGCATTACAACAAAAGGTTCTTGGTTACACAGAAGTCAAGGTGGTTGAGTATCGCGATCGGATCCTTAAGGATGACGAGGTACTTCGGGATGGCTCCACCATTCAAAAGACCGAGATGTGCCAACGGCTGGGGCTAATGACCAAGACAGGTAAGCCAGACTTTAAGGCGTTAAACCACTTCTTGGAAAATGTCGCCTTACCCAGCGAAGCGTTTGAACTAAAAGCCAGTATTCGCGAAAATCTGGAATTGAAGCGCGAGTATTGGCCGCAAGTGCAAGAATACTGGACAATAGCTGAACGCCAGCGATGGCTGGGGGAGTAAACCTTGAAGCACTGGTGCATTGTCGATCTGAACAATCCTAAGGCTGATAGGTTGATGGAGGTTGGGTATGTCGCCAACAACAAAGTTTGTTGTTGAACAGCGCAGCCTCCCTAGTGAGTTTGGCGGGAAGGTGTATTAAGGTCATGGCAGAAAAAACGTTTGACGAGTTGGCCGATCAAGTTGTTCAAGCAATTGCAGGCATTAAACGGCAAATGGAAGGGCTGGGCTGTAGCGAAGAAACTCGGCTAAGCGTTTTAAGAGGAATGTTGCTGTCGTTTGGCGGATACAAAGCAGACGACAATAGCTAATCCCCTCTTCCCCTGTCCCTCTCAAAACGAAAGGTCTATGGGAAACCCCATAGACCTTTCACTTGGTTGCGGACACAGGGAGTTGAACCCTGCCGTCTAGAGCTTATGAGATTCTCATGAAACCGCGCCACTCGTCCGCTGTGTGCTGCAATTATAGTACTCGTCCTTTCCCTCTGGCGGCAACTAGAGCAGCGGCTCGTTCTTTGAGCGATGGAATTGCGCCTCTGGCTTGGCCTACTGCTCGTTGAGCAGTAGCGTCAAACATAGCAGCATTGTTTCGAGCTTGAGCAGCAGCTTCTAGTGCTTGCTCATGGGCTTCCCCAATAGCCGACATTTTCTCTGCTGCTCTGAAGTCTCGTTGGTCAAGGTCACGGGCTTGGATAGCATCAACCATCCCTTGAGCAGCGATCGCTTTTTCTCGCAATGCCGCTACCCGTGGGTCTGTTTTAAGGGTTTCGGTCGGTGTAAAACTCCCTCCCAACCGAGCGGCTTGTTGCTCTAGGTTCTGACGAGCAACCTGATCGGATAGTCGCTCCTCTGTCGGATCGCCCCACACTCTACCCGCAGGTTCTAATGCGTGGTAGTCTCGTTGGTCGGGAGATATAGAGGTATAGCCTAACTTCTTGCCAGAATCCATGTCCATCAAAACTGTGGCAGCAGTAGGGTCAATCTCTCCCCTGTGCAATCGGTCAGTTGTAACAAGAGTGTCCAGGGCATCTGACATATTGCCATAGCCAACAGGGTTCTCATCACCAATTTGGCCCAAGGCAATGTTGTATTTGTTCTGCCCTACCTGATTAATTTTCCCGACCTGAGTAAGAGATGGTTGCCCATAGTCAGGCTCCCAAGACTTTTCCTGAGTAATTGAGAATGGTTTTTGTTCTACCACCTCAGGAGCAGCCGCATTAAATGAACGAGTGGAATCAGTTGAGTAATCCTCCGCAGGCAACGCCACCATTTCCACTTTCCCCGTCTGGGGGTTGGCTCCCACCACTCGCTTAGTTGTGCTGAGGATGGACAGGGGAGAAGTGGCTAGTTGTTGTTCAACCGTCTTAGCCGCTTGCATCCCCGGAGAGTAATCTCCTCCCGGCATAAGAGTTACCTTTCCAGCGACATCAGGCAACTGGGCATTCCTCATGCCTCCCCGCCCCACCAACTCATCTAAGGTATAGCGATCACGAGCAATAGGGGCGTAAGGAGTTCTAATTGGGCCAAGAGATGAAGGATTATCGTAAGTGGTTCCTTCAACAGTTTTCATCTGGAGTTCTGGCCGATTAGTATCAAAATCCCCATAGCGTTCTTGTTGGCCTTGGATGTGATTGTCATTTCCCCAGCCTTGAGCAGCAATGCCTGAACTTGGTCGGAACGTAGCGATGTCTGCTCCGCTCATACCTTGGCCAACCCGCGACACATTCTTGCGATCTAGTGGCAGATCCACTACGCCACTGTCAGGGCCAATCGCAGAATTGTAGACATCACTCAGCACATCCATTACAGACTCTCGTCCAGGAATGACACGATCTCCAACCTTCACGCCAGGACTGTAGTTGGTCAGTCCTTCTGACTTAGGACGATAAAAATCGTCAACACTAATGTAGTTGGTGGTTCGGTTGTTGGGTTGTAGCGCCAATTCCGCAATCATTTTGCGGTTGTCTGTAATTGCGTTTTGAATGTGGGCGGGCTGGGCAGCTAATGAACCTACGCTCATATTGGTAGCACGACTACGGGTGAGTTCTCCTGAGTCAAGCAAACCTTGAAGAGCAGGGGAAAGAGGCTCACCTACTAGAGTCCTTACTTTAACCCGTGCATCTGGATCAACTCCCTCCCCTGTCAGTTCTTGGCCAATACCTAATCGTGCCATGTTCTCAGCCAAGAATGCCGCTCGTTCATTCTGTGGACGAACCCCCGCAGTGTTTAGCCCCAGCAACTCATAAGGGTCACGGGCCTTCAGGCCAACTAACTCAGTGGATGGCAAGCCCAATAGCTTAGCCATCTCGCTTCCTTTGAGAGAAGAGTCTTTGACCGTGCGTTGAAATGACTTAGATCCATCCAGTGTGCGGGTACCGTCCGTGCCATACCCACCTCGATAGAGGTTGTTGAGTCCAGAGTACTTCTGGCTGAGAATATCATTAGCAATGAATTGCTCCCTCAATGCGTTGGCTTTGTCTACTTGGCCTTGCGCTTCAAACTGAGAACCAATGTTAGGGTCTGCATATACTCGCTGCCGGACATCTGCTTGGTACGCTGGCGAGTCCCCCAGGTTTTCGTGCAGCAACACCGGAAACGTTTGATTACCACCTTGCAGATCAATGTCTCTAGCGCTACGAGGATTGGTTTGGTCGTACCGCCAATTCAGAACATCCCGCAGGTTGGGTGACTGCCCTGCTAGGGCTTCGCGACCAACCATTGCTTCCCGATAGTCAGGCCACGCCTCATTACCCAACTGCCGACGATAGGCATCTACTTCTGCCGCTTGCGCTGCTGCTCTTTCCCCTGCCCTGGCTGCTTGAGCTTCTGGAGAAATAAGGGCAGGGGAAGGAATACCGCCTTGAACTCCAACGGAGCCGATCGAAGGACTTCGCCCCACTGGGGAAGGAATGTTTCTAGCAGGGGTTGTTGCTAGGTCAGCCGCAATAGCTTGGTTGACGGTATCTGCGGCTGATTGGATAGTGGGCCTTTGAGACTGGAACCATGCCATTGCTTCCTTGGGATTCACCATCCCTTGAGCGCCAGTCGCTTGGCGATAGGCGTCAATCGCTTGAGAGTAAGACATTGATAAACCTGACGGGTGATTCCGCTGTCTGCCAATAGATTCATGAATGGATCAATAAGCCCACTCAACCCATTAGCCAACCTGCGGAGTGAACTACTAACCCACCACCCATCAGTTCACTTACCTCATTCTCTCAGCAAGAACCTAAAACGGTGCATCTGTGCTAAGAGCTAACTCTTTACCGTCAAAGCCTTGGTCAATTGCTCCCCACAACTCTTTGTCTTTTTGAACAACTAGCCTTGCCCTGGTCTCAATTTCCTCTTTTGAGTAAAGCGAAGCGAAGTAATCTTCATCATCCGGCCCATACTCTTCATCAAACAATTCATCTCCTTCTTGCCCTAGCGCTCTAATCTCTTGGGCCAACTCATTATTAACAGTCATAGCGTTGCTCCAACTCACCATGACTATATTGGCCCAAGCCATGCCCAAATCACCAGATCTTTATAGAAAAAGGGCAGGGAAAGAGGATGTCATCTTGGCTAACTTCTCTGTGGACTTACTCCTGTCTTACTCTTCTTGCGCTGCCAGCGGTCTAACCACGTATTCAATAACAAACTCAATAAACCGCTTAAGCTCTTGCTCTGTCTTCCCAGTGGTCTGGTCAATCAAATGATTGATTGGTGATTGGGCAACGCCAATGCTACAACCTGTTAGCCGATTAAATTGACCAACAAGCTCGTCATTTTCAAGACACGCCTCAATGACTGGGAGCAAGTCTTCTGCGTACTTTTTAGCCTTGGCAGATTTTTCAACATCATTCATGATTACTTCCTTCCTGTCTTACCTGCTTTAGGTTCTTGCATTTTGCGACAACCTCTATCACCCAATCACTCTACTAATCACCACCCCCAACACCACTGGAAGAATTGCCCACCAGTAGTAGATGGCCAGAAATTGTAGTCGGTATCGCCAGATAAATAGCGCAGTGTTGTGGTTCTTAAACTGGGAGTATCGGTCAGTCACCCAGTTGTCCCGGTGGTGGGCAGTTCCTGGTCTGCGCATCCTTGCATCATGATTACGATCGCTCAGGGGGACAACATCCCATCCAATGATTTCGGTGCCAGCGATGGACTCACCCATCGGCAGACCTCGAAAGAGTTGGTCAAATACTTGACGGGGAAGAGAGCGTCGATAGTACATATGGTGAATTGCCGCAGTATGCCGGAGTGGGTTCATAGCACAGCAGTGGTACTTCTTGCGCCACTTACTTGAACGATAGGCCCAATTACTGTGGTACTCAAATGAGATATAGCCGGGACGAGCTTGGAATCTGTTCCAATGAGCGCTATTCTTCTGGGTCATCGTCGTAGCTGGGGCTGTCCCCCACAAACAATTCGTAAATAGCTTCTGCTGCGGCAAGAACTGCTCTTTCCTGGGGATGCTTGGACTTAAAGAAATAGTCCAAATCACGGGGCGCGGCATACCCTTGTGACTTATAAATAACGTGGGCAATATCCGTCACGACTTGCCGCTGGGTTGCGTCAGTGCAAAATTCAAATTGCATCATTACTTCTGTTTAGTCCGTCTTTTCGCCAACTCATCTTTAAGACCTAACACTACTAGTGCGCTTTGGATTGTGGTTCGGCAGCAGCGGATCTTTTTCTCTTTAAGGGCAATCCGAATACTGTTTAAGCTATGCCCACCGCGATACCAATCCGCTATCTGCGGATAGTTCAAAACCAATTCCTCCACCCCTGTCCCTCTCGTCCAGCGTGGCTTTTTGCGTTTGGCCTTCTTGATTGTTCGCTGGATGGTCGTGGAATTGGAGACAGGAGAGGGGGAACTCATGGGAAGTTGCGACGAATCGTTTATAAGGATCGATTCTATCCTTGTATTTCCTTAATTTCTTCCATGTCAAGAAACGATTCTGCCTCTTCGTAGGTTTCATCGGATACATATGAAAGCTCCCCGAAGCCCCCAAGGCTGTATCCAATCAATTGAGCAAACTGCTCTCGGTCTTCTTGGGCGAACTCAATTATGGCTAAGTCGTTTATTGTCTTTCCACTTGCTTTAAGCAAGTATTCAACGATGGCGTTTTTCTTGAAACGAATTATCCCGTCATTTGTTTTCACTAGCGGTTGAATTGGGTGTCTGGGCATTTTGAGTACTCCTTAAACTATGACGACACAACAAACCATAGCGACAAAACAAATGCCGCCCCTGCCGTTAGTGCCCCTATCAAAGGCATCCCCAGAAGAACAGACAGCAGGACAGGGGGGGTGGAGAAACTGAAGAACAGTAGAGTGGACTTAACCAAGGCCCGTCGCTTGGCCTGTATCAAACTTGCCCCCCAACTCCAGAATAATGCCTGCTGCTCGGCAATATCCTCTGGAGCAATGCCCACCAATTCCTGGAACCGAGCCGACTGATCGTGCCAGCCTTCTTCAAAGGCCTGGGTAGCACTACCCCACCAGAGAGTAGAAAGATTACGGCCAAGGGACTGTGCTGAATGCGCCTGCTCAGTGAGGGTGCCATGCACTTCACTCGGCAGTTGCGGCGGTGACGGAGTTGACTGAGTACTCGGGGTTGTAGGACGAGTGTGACTTGAGGTTGGCAATTGCATTATGGGTTCCATTGGCAAATTGGACAAAGGCATCGGTTGAGTGTTCGGTCTGCTCCGCCACCAACAACGCTGAATTAAGTAGTCGCTCCATCCGATCCACGCTGTCTGTAAATTTTTTGGGGTTTGTTCCAGCGGATTCTTGCTGAATCAACCCCTCCCGAGTAACAGCTTGCAGAAAAATCTTGAGTTTTTGCACTGGAGTCAGCTTATTCATGATTGCCTAGAGTGAAATGAAAGGTTTGCGCTTTTTGAAGAAATTCAACCGCTGGATGAGCAACGGGGTAAACCTGGTACATCAGGTAGAGGCCCATGCCAAATGCGGGGGCTTGAAAAAGAAAGAATTTGAATAGTCGCCACCAGATTTTAAGGAACATCACTTCCTCCTGCCCCGTATTGGCGATTGATGTAGGCAACCAGAATGCGCTCAAAAGCCCGAGCTTGCTCTGGTTGGTAGCAAGCCCACATATTGGCGATTTCGCCAATTAGTTGATGAAGCTCGTAGGGGATTGCCTCCGATGGACAATGGCAGTCTGCCAAAATCCCCTCAATTAATCGTTGCTTGAGTTCGTCCATTACACCACCTCTTTTTGCGCTGCTAGTGTTAACTGAGTCTGCTCAGTCTCAGTAAAATTTTCAGTCATTGGAACCAGTCCTTTGAATGAAGCATCAAATAGCTTCTGTCCCAACCGCCAAAGGGCTTCGTCTTCCAGCCACTCTTTAGTATTTAGCTGCACTCGGTAAATGGGTTTCCCCTCAGCATTGAATATACGTTGAGGCTTGCATCGGAAGATCGCCTCAAAAGTTTCTTGGCTTAATCGAATCTTTGGGTATGCCATTACTTTTCTCCTGTTTCAAGCGTTCAACTGCCCTTGTGTAAACCTCTTCCAGCACAGCATTCATAATGCTTGCTGTTGGGGTTTGAGAATCCGATTTCATAGAGTCAATTGTTGCCCTGAGTACATCAAGGGCATCTTGAATTCCATTTGATCGAGCGTTTTCTATCGCTGCCTGCAATTGCAATTCAACCTCTAACTGACTCATCACTTCTCTCCCTGTCCCTTGATTGACTTGAATCCGTACCAAACTCCAACCCCCAGACCTACCCCCATCAACTGAGATTGCCCAGAGGACAGGAGAGAAGCTCTAATTTGATTCAACCCTGCCGTCCGGTCTAAAAGGGCATTGGTCATGGAAAACATCAACCCCCCACTAATGACCAAGGTTGCTCCCAGGTGTCGTGCCCATTGGGGTAAGGCTTGAATTTGTTGGCGACGAATTTCTTGTTTGATGATTGTTGAGTTCCCAAATGCTTTCTGGTAATTCATTACTCTTGCCCCTACTGAATTTGCTGATAGTAATTGCTGGCGGGAGCTTGACTGGGGATTCGATTCGAGAACATCTGAATCCCGAAATAGCCAAGGAAAAGGCAGGCTACCATTGCCGCCAGTCCCATCACCCAATCTTGTTGAGCGATCGTGGGGTTGGCAGCTTTCTGCTCCCGCTGGTGGCGACGTTGCTCTGCTAATGCCCAAGAATCGATCGCTTGAGAAACTAGCCCTGCAATGTCGTGGTTCCCACCGATGTCCCCGCTTACCGTCACCCCATGCTTAGATAGCTCAATCTCAATGTGAGACTGCGGTATTTGTGGCTGATATTGCTCAGGCATCCGATAGCTAGTAATTGCCCCAGCCGTGGAGTGGATGGCAGGGGGAGGGTTATTGCCCTCTACCAATTCGTAGCCATCGTCAATCTGCAAATATGTCGGCATTTCCATAGCCTCTCCCCCTGCCCCATCCTTTGCTACTACTGTTCGTCGCCGTCTTCAAGCGTTACCCCAAATTGTTGTTGGGCCAGCGCCAACAAAGCATCACCCATTTGGTTGCCCATCGCACCAATATGCTCGATCGTCTTTACTGCTTCCTGTCCCATCGCATGAGTAGCTGCGACACGGGCTTGATGCCCCATCCCTTGTACCAGTGCAACAGAGCCGTCAGCTAGTGCATTACCAGAGGGGCCTAAGCCCTGTGCTTCTTGGGTTGCCCGAACATCCAATGGTGTAGGGCTGTCTTGTTCCTTCACTTTTTTCCCCCGTCCCTTCTTAGTCGGGGTGATGGCTGTGGTGGGCTGTTGTTTGCCCGACGCTGGCACCATCATTTCACTGGGGTCAATGCTGCTCGATTTCACCAGGTCTGTCATTGCTTGCTCCTTGTTATCTCACTAAACTCTAAGCCTCTTTATAGTAATGGCTCGCTGTTTAGGTTGTCAACAAGAAAGCGTTAATTCGTGTTCAGTTGCCCACCCTGCAAGACTTTCAAGCCTCACGTTTTACTACACACTTCGTAGCAATGCGGGATCTTTCGATTGGCTTGACGACAAAACAAAACCCCTGCCGGAAAGGACAGGGGGGAAGGGAGTTGTAGATGATTGGCGGTGAGTGTTATTCCACAATTGAATACTCGCACAAATCGTCAACTGGCAGCACCTTAGGGGCAACGTCTTTAGCAATAAACAGGTGCCGAGACATTGTTCTATTGTTGCCCTCGAAAAAGTCAATACCCCAAACTCCTGGGATGCCCCGCTGAATTCTTACCAGGGAAGGGCGGGATGTCTGAAAGCCCTGTCTCTTTAGAGCAGGGATGAAAGACGACTCGTGCGAATTTATTCGCATACCGTCTTTAACCAATGTTTTTCCTTGTTGATTCATCATTTTTGCGCTATAATAGTTAGCGTAACTCGATTGATCCTGATGCTAGTCTTTGAGTTTAAAGCCTACGGAAAGCCCAAACAGTTCGCAGCTATTGATGAAGCGATTCGTACCGTGCAGTTTATTCGGAATAAGTGCATCCGTTTGTGGATGGACAACCCGAAAACTAATAAGTATGACTTGAGTAAGCAAAGCGCGATCTTGGCTCGTGAATTTCCGTTCGCTGATCAACTCAATTCAACTGCTCGTCAAGCAGCGACAGAACGCGCTTGGACTGCCATATCTCGATTTTATGACAACTGCAAAGCTAAGATTTCTGGCAAGAAAGGTTATCCTAAATTCCAGAAAGATAATCGCTCGGTTGAGTACAAAGCGTCGGGATGGAAGCTTGCAGGCGATCGTAAATCGATCGCGTTCACCGATAAGAAAGGTATTGGCAGACTGAAAATGAAGGGTACTCGCGACCTAAATTTCTATCAGCCAGACCAGATTAAGCGAGTGAGATTGGTAAAGCGAGCAGACGGCTATTACGTTCAATTTTGCATCAAGGTAGATCGAGAAGAGAAGATCGAACCAACGCATAAAACTATTGGTTTAGATGTTGGCTTAGAGTCTTTCTACACTGATTCACTCGGTAATAAAGTCGAGAATCCTCGGTTTTATCGGACGGGTGAACAAAGGATGAAGCGGGCGCAACGCCTTGTTTCTCGCAAAGTAAAAGGCTCTAGAAATAGACGTAAGGCTAGAGTTAAATTAGCTAGAGTTCACCTCAAAATAAGTAGACAACGTAAAGACCACGCTGTAAAGTTGGCGCGGTGCGTAGTTGCATCGAACGATGTCATAGTCTATGAAGATTTGCGGATTAAGAATCTGGTTAAAAATCATTGTCTGGCTAAGTCAATTAATGACGCTGGCTGGTATCAATTTCGAGTTTGGCTAGAGTATTTTGGTAAGGTTTTTGGACGGATAACTATTGCTGTCAATCCTGCCTACACGTCCCAAGAATGCTCTCGCTGTGGCACTGTGGTTAAGAAATCTCTTTCAACTCGCACACACATTTGTCAGTGTGGCTGTCGATTGGATCGCGACCATAATGCTGGTATCAACATCCTTAACTCAGGATTGGGTACAGTAGGGCATACTGGAACCTCAATGCTAGACATTGGAATCGCTTGGGGAGATTTGTCCTCTACTGCCGTTGGTGCAAACCTGCGACAGCAAGACGGGTCATTGAACCAAGAATCCCCGTCTCTTTAGAGCGGGGAGTGTCAATCCACTACTAAAAGCTAAGTTCTCGTCTCTTCTGAGTACAAATACTTTAATCCGTCAATCTCAACAGCATCTTGCCAGCTTGGATCGAACACTGTGTATAAGGTGCCCCCTGTTACGTTTCGCTCATAGTGCAAGGCATAGGCCTCTTTGAGCTTGCGCCTACTGCGACCATGATTTGGCCCATACGCATCAAGGTAGTAGTGCCTGATTGCGTTCCAGCTCGGCTCGTAGACTGGCGTGCTAAAAAGCTGCGTTTCAATCTCTTCATGGAAATGAAACACTGGGACGATTCGAGCCTGAAACACATCACCCCAAGGCTCTGCACTCCCGTAATAAATTACTCCTCCTGTCTCGTTCAGGGGATAAACATCCCCTGGTGCAACAAATTGCTGCCTCAAGTGACTCTGATACTTGCCACGCTTAAAGACCCATCCTTCGCATGGAGGGAATAATTTTGAATCCTCATGTGGTCGGAACATTTGCAGCAAGCATTCGTCGCCGAATTTCAGACCTTTCAACCATTGCTCATACTTGCCTTGATTGCAACGGCTTGAACCGATCAATAATCTCATTTTTCCTCCTGCCTTTGTTCACCAATTCTCGTCATCACAGTCTCTCGCAACGACGGCATCCACCTCGATCGCTGGCCCTTCCGGGTTGGTTTCCTTGGCTTGGTATCGCTCCTGAATGACCGGAGCGAGGAGCTTAGTAAATGCCTTAATGGTGGGAGGATATCCACCTTTGCCGCCAATAGTGACGGTGGTGCCACGACTGACCAACCAATTAACTATCTCGGTGTAATTGATGGTGCCATCCTCACTCATGCACTCGGCCCTATGATCCATAAATGCCTTGCGCCCTGGAAGCTCCGCAAGAACGTCACTGCCTCGCTTGGCTAGGGTGAGGCGATAAAGGTTCATCAAGAAGACCTCATAGGCTTGGTACCCTGTGAGCATTTCTCCCTTTCGCAGACCCAAGCACTTGCAATCAGCGGTGATGGACTGAGCGCTAATGGCGAAAAATCGAGCTAAGTCCACCCGCTGGATCACGGGTGAGTTGAGGAACCACTTCTCTGGATCCTCAGGTATCTTCTTGGCGGTGAAGTCTGCAAAGGGCAGAGCTTCAGCCACTATTCGTTTTGATTTAGCCATTAAACCCCCACCCCGGCAGACCTGGGAACTCTTGAACTTCTGAAACTTTTTCAACGTCTAGTTCAACGTCATAGTTAGTGCCAAAGTCATCCCACCGGATAAACAAAGATAAGCCTTTAGATAGCGGTTTATCGACCGTCAAGCAGGCGTACTGCATATTCCCACAACGTCTTGGCAAAAACATTGGCGGTGGGGCCAATTGATACTTGGTAGAAAACCCAAGATCTTGTGCCCCAATCACTGAGGCATAAATTGTTTGTCTAGTGGCGTCAGACAAATCAGCTTCGTCGTCGTCATACCCAAAACATTCCCGCATGGTTTTTTCTGCAATCTCAATTTTGAGAATCATTGTTTCCTCCCTGTCCCTTGAAAACTACGACTTGACTGGCTTAATCTGCCAGTCTTCTACATCGTCTTGCCCCAAAGACAGAGGAAGATTTTCATAGCCTGAATCTTCAGGAAATTCAGGTTGACAGACATAAGTTTCAAACTCAACCTCATGAGATTCAACCTTAAAGGTGAATTGAGTCTGATCGTCTGGGGCGATCGCCGTGTATTCTTGGCCGATTTTTAACTCCATTGCTTTGCTCCTTAAATTAATTAACTGTGTTGTGTGGGCAGTTAATGGGATGCCCAGCCCACAAACCAACTAGATCAATGGATTCACAAAGCCCACTACCTCATGGGGAAGCAGCAAGGAAGGGGTGTTGAATCCACTTCCCCCAACAGCAGTGCGACCGCCCCAGCCATCAGGAGTAAACCCGTCTGCTGCTGCCATCTCAGCCTGAGTTAGGACGGGGAAAATCTTGGTCAAGTCAACCGCGTCCTGCCCCGGATGTCCTGGGACAGTGCCAAGGGTGTACTGAAACCCCCCGTTGTTGTGGCTGCGACGGGTCAAGGTGACTGGCTTGTAGCCCATTTCTGGGTCTAATTTTGCCCACGCCATCAGTGTGGCACGGGGATCGACGTAACCCTTGATCTCCGACGTATCGGCATAAGGAATGCCTTCAACAAATGAGCAGCACCCCTTCTCTAGCAGCTCATCCCGTTTAGCGAGAAGGCTCTCAAAATACTTATCTGCTTCTCCCATCTCCCCTGGCCAGGGACGTTCACCCCGGACAGCCGCGATGATGTGTTCCACGCTTTGACGAAACGCCGTGGAATAGTAGAGCATCCGCTGCTCTTTGCTCCACTCTTTGCGATCCTTTGGAAGACCCATTTCCTCGCGAAGGGCGTCCGAGGAGATTTTCATGGCAGCGACTACTTTGAATGCCCAGTCGGGATTGACTTCATCAGCCGGATCCACGCAAAGGTGGTCGCACTCGTGTGCGATCGCTCTGAGCATTGAGAAGGCTTCGGTACCTGCCCCCCCCGCTAAGTCGCTGGGGCGTAACTGCAAGTACGCGGCAGCCACTACTGAGTCTGCGTCCAACAGAGTACTCACGCAGACCCAACTACCGCCCATAGCTTCTGGGATAGATCGATCGTCCCATGCTCCCTTCATGGGGGGCATTTCATCAATCTGAACCTTGGCATTGCTGGTCTTGTTGTGGTGGTCGTACCACAAGTCCCCCTCCCGTGACTCCCATCCCGGTACTGTGCCATCCAGCATGGCGATCCGGTAGCCCGCATCGATAAATGCCTGCAAATCTTCTAGTTCGGTGGTGATGATGTATTCCATTGCCTTGCTCCTTGTATAAAACGTGTCGGCTAGGCAGTTTTCAGTCATGCCCAGGACTCAGAGCTAAATTTCTACAAATCCTTGAAAATTGCACGTATCACACCCACCACCATCACACGTAGGGCAGGACTGCTTGGGATTTGCAGCCCATCCCAGTTCCTCAAGGAACTGCTGTGAGCCTTCCATATCCGTACATACTATTCAGCTTTGGTGAAGCCAAAATAATGAACGCTCTGTTGGTCGTTGCTGCGCTCAACGAACACCCGATCTGGCTCGTTGCGAATTTTGCCGCGAATGTCCTCAACCCAGTCAGGGCAATCTTCCGAACCTAACTCGCAAACATCTCCTGCACATCCATCTAGGATGTTTGCGTCATCACAAATGCCGTCATTATCTGCAACTGCCTCGTACCCAAAACCTGAGGCACAAGGTTTGATTGAAAAGTAAGTGACTAGCATTGCTTCTCCTTTTTTCTGAACTTTGCAATTCGATGTCTTGTTGTGTCTGTTGCGTGGGCAGTTTTCAGTCTTACCCAGGACTGAAAACTATGACACTCGCTCCAGGATGCCAAATTCGTAGCCAATCTCCTCAATCTCATCACGACTGAGAATTTTGCCCTCTTGAGGACGGCCCTTTAGCTTAAAGACAATTGCTTTTTCGCACACAGCTTGGCTGTACACCATCCGATTGACAGGAACTTCAACCCCTAACAACTCCGTCAGAATTTCCGCTGTAGAAGCGTGACCCACCGCACTCTGCCACTCAGATCCGGAAATCAAATCACGCACTTCTTGAAGTGTTGCCGAGTCGTAGCCGTAGCAACCGTAGTTGGTCAAAATACTTGTGTTCAAGATCGTAATCATTGCTTTCGCTCCTTAAATTAACTAGTCTGTGGCATGGGCAGTTTTCAGTCTTGCCCAGGACTTGAGTGAACCTAAACTTTTACGATGAAATACTTCATGATGGGATCTTCATCCCAACTGTCGTCCCAGTCGGGAAGCCCCGTTGAAATTGGCCCAAACCAAAAGTCGCCTGGGTCTTTCTTGTTGTACCAGGCCACAACATAGCCTGATTGGCCCTTGTACCGATCGCGGACTTGTTCTGCGATCGCATCGTTCACATTCATATTGTTCTCCTTACCCATTGTCTTGCTCCTTGTTCTCGCTACACTACTCAACCCATCCCATCCGAAGGAACTTTCTCTTCCCTGTCCCTTCTTCTATGTCTCCACTATAGATTAACAATAAGGCAAAAGCAAGCAAATACTTCACACCTCGTCAAAGACTTAAGACTATGCTCTTGCCATGACAGTCTCTAAACGAGTCTCAATAGTCTCAAAGTGAGAAGCACATCAATTCAAGCCGCTTCGGATCGACAGAATGTTGACAGGGGAAGAGGATCTTGGGAATTTATCGACTGTGTTCAGATCCTCCCCTGCCAAGGATTTAAGCCGGAATTAATATGAGTCTCATAGGACTGAGGATGAGAATTGTAAAGTGCGCTTAACACTCTCGTCGAAAAACCCCGGAATCCTTGCTGCGTATAGCTTGTAAGGATTTTTCTTGTTGTCGTCTATTTCTGAAACCCTTGCTGTGAGGGGACTGTGAACTACCAGACACCAACCGCTTAGGCGGTATGGTGCTGGCTTCCCAATTCATCGGCAACCGCCTCTACAGTCGTAGACTTGCGCCCAAACCGCTTTGGTCTTACATTGCCTCCAAGGGCAGTAGCGCTGGTTCCCAACGCCAATATCCGCAAGCCTTCATCTCTGATGTTCATTGCTGCATTCACGTCTCTATCATGGTGCTTCTGGCAATGAGGGCAGAGAAACGCCCGTACTGAGAGATCCATTTTCGGAATCGGCAGCAGTGTCGTATTGCAGAGATGAGACGACGGGAAGAATCGCCCAATTTCGAGGTAAATTTTACCGTCTTGCTCTGCCTTGTACTTGAGCATGGTTTGAAACATCCCCCAACCTGCATCAGAAATTGACTTGGCTAGGTTGTGATTCTTGACCATGTTTTTTACTGCCAGATCTTCCACCACAATCACTTGGTTCTCGTTTACTATCTTGCGGGATAGCTTGTGAAGGAAGTCTTCTCTCACTCGTGAAATCTTGGAATGTACTTTCGCAAGTGCCCGTTTTGCCTTGCGGCGCTTGCTGGTCGTCTTGTCCTTTTTGCGGGATAGCTTGCGTTGCTTCCGTTTCAGGTTGCGTTCATGTTTTTTGAGATGCTTCGGGTTGTTGAACTTGGAGCCATCAGAAGTGACGGCAAAATCAATTAATCCAAGGTCAACCCCAATCGCTTTCCCTTCACTGCTAGATTCGGGCTTATCAATCCCATCATCTAGCAGAACGGAAGTATAATAGCGACCATCCGGAGTCCTAGACACGGTAACGGTCTTGATTTTGCCGAGACAATCCCGGTGGATTTTGGCTTTCACCACCCCCAGCTTGCCAGGAAATTTGATCTCAGCATTACTCAGAATTTTGACGTTCTGTGGATACTGAATAGACTGGCGACCATGCCGATTTTTGAACGTCGGGTATTGCGCCCGACCATCAAAAAAGTTGATAAACGCTTGAGACAGATTCAGTACGGATTGCTGCAAGCATTGAGAATAGCATTCTTTCAACCATTCATATTCTTGCTTCCAGACTGGGATCTGTTTCTTCATGTCGTAGGCTGACAAGCCTTTACCCGTCTCTTTATAGGTTGACGACATCACCGAAAGAGACTGATTCCAAACCCAGCGCACACACCCGAAAGCCTGGGCAAGATGGGCTTCCTGTTCATCCGTTGGGTAAATTCTGGCTTTGACTGCCTTTAACATGATTACGACCTTTATCACGCTTATGCAACTATGATAACATCTTGTTGTTGGTTTGTCCCTGATTCTGGGAAACTGGTTTACAGCGTGGGAGATTTGCTCGTTTCCTCCGTCTCCCCTTCCCGCGCCTTCGGCATAGGTCAAGGGAACGTCGTCAACTCGCTCGCATTCATCCCGACGCTCACCCGAAGCGGGTAGAGCGCGGGGCTTCTGCTGCTTCAGCTAAAAATGAGGCAAGGGAGAGGATATACACACTCTCTCTACAATGATTGATAGAATAAAGAAGCCGCTAACGGCAATGAGTCGTGAAGGCGTGGCTTTGACTTTTCAAATAGCAGAGTATTATTGCGTCTCTGAATCCGTAGCAAGAGACAATGTTCGTCGGCATCGAGACGAATTTGAGTTTGACGGGCTGAGACTGCTCCGTGGTAAAGCGTCAAAGGATGCGTGTGAGACAATCTCACACGGTTCTATTTCTGGCGCAGAAAAAACGTCAAATCTTACAATTTGGACTCCTCGCGCAGCATTAAGACTTGGAATGCTGCTTTTCCGGCCAGCCCCAGCCCTTGCACCTCCTCTAGATGCCATGCTCTAGCGGAGAGACTAGAGATTTATTGATCTCGTCAATTAACCGCTCCACCCATTCAGCGATTATACTGTTCCACTCCTCATCCCAATTGGAGAGTGAGTCGAACGCTTCCTTCCAATGCGAAAAGGAATCACCACACTGAACGCCATCAGCGAAGAAAGCCCAGCCATCCAGTTCACCACACTGAACGCCATCAGCGAAGAAAGCCCAGCCATCCAGTAACCTACCATTCTCGAAAATGCACTGCCCCAAGCGGGCAGGCGAATCGGCGTGAAACTTCCCATCGATTAACTTAGCCCAAATGCCCCAAGAGGCATCGTATTGAATGGAGCGGACTAAATCTTTTAATGTAGCCATCGTCTTCACTCCTTGCCTTGTTCTCTACAATTCAAGTATTACACACTCTTCTGAAATATGCAATACATTTATCAAG